TGCTCCAAATGATGTGGCGGTCATTCGGTCGTGTCGCTTGGCTCATCTGTTCCACTTCCCTCCTAAATCCTCACACACTTCTCGTATCTTGCTATACATTGCGTTCCTCTTTGCTTTTGTTCTGATTTCAGTTTTTATCTTTTTCAATTTTTTCTCTGGCCACAACAATTCTGGCAGGGTACTGCGGGCAGTTTTCTCTATACTCCTTCAACCGTTGCCGCGCTTCAGCTATGGTGAACTCTGTCAGTTCGTGTTCCCAGCCGTGTCCATAGCCATAATTTACCATCAGCTTCCATACGTCACGCGTTTTTCTCTGATATGGCATCCTCTTATCGCCCCCTTCCTTTTTGCAACCTCATCCCAGTACACACCGTACTGGAAAGCACAATCCAACATTAGCCGACCCGTAATCTGGTCTTTGAACTGTTTAACAAATAATGCCCTGTTGAGGCCGCGTTCCTTGTACCATCTATCAACAATCCGTACTGTTGTTGGTGTCCAAAAAATATATAAATCTGAGCAATGATGGTACATCTCCTCGCATGGATAGCCAGCATCTATCAATGTTTCCATCAGGGTTTTGTTTTCGATTGCCATGACAAACCCCTCCTTTCTGTTAAATACACAAGCACCAAATCCAGTCGAGCATTTCACACATTGCCAGTTCAAAAACCTTCTCACCCTTCTTGGGGGCTTCTCTGCGGAACTGAGCGCAGTCTGGGTCTGTACAGACCCAGCTCTTCCTTTTTTTTATTTTGAAATATCCTCCTTCCGCTTTTCATAGCAAGCTGGGCAAAGCAACGCACCGTCATCAAGTAGCATCCGCATCCATGATGTTATTCCACATCTGTCTTTAAAGCATTTCGAGCAGAATGTGGTATTGCAGACGGGACAGACCCACATGCCGCCATGTATATCATCGAAATCGTCCCATACTTCTATAAAACCGCAAAGGTCACACTCCCACAAATCAGAGTTTATTATACACCCCATTTTGAATCTCCTCTTTCTTTATAATGTTACCGTTTTCAACGGTTATTGGGTTTGCATCGAATGGGGTCATTTCCATAATCACATTTTCGTCCCGATCGATGACCCTGATAGATAAAATACGGTCTATTTCAAACGTCATTTTTCTTTACCCATTTACTAATTCGGCGGCGCGGGGTTTGCTTCCTTCAATGGGGAGCGCGTCCCACCACTTTTTACCGCCACCCTCAATGCCAAACATTTTAATAAATACGTTGATATGTCGCATTGTTGTTGCAGAATAGCCACCCCATAGCCGGACAAATGCACCGCGCTTGTTAATCATGCAAACAAAAGTGTCATACGACTGCAAAATGACTTCGCCGTTCTCCTCAATAATGTTTGCTTTCCCATAAAAGGATTTTGCACGGTCATAGCCTGTTGGAGTTAATGCATAAATTCGCATTGTGCTAACCCCCTATAATTTCAAATGATTTTTAACTCCTTTTTGAATTGAAAACCCCGCCCCTTGCGGGGCGGGGGATTAGCGATTAAAGATTAAATACAGAAGCCCAGCGCCACGCCAAACGAGCCATCGGCAAAGCCAAAGTGCGCGCTCCCAGATGTGACGACCATACAGAAGTTGATGGAGTTATTGACATGCGCGGAGCGCAGCCAAACATAACAAGCGGAGCCGTCCTCGTCATTTACGATTCTGTCCTTGCTTGTTGCAAATGCCTCATAACGCTCACCGTCCTCAGCAGGTGAATAAATGGCACTGCCAAACATTTCGCTCTCAGAAAACAACCACAGCTTACGATACACAACTTTAATATGACCATCATACGTTACATATTTTTTCGCCACGTTACGCACATAAGGTAGTATGGATTCAGGAATCCAATTTTGGGGTGATTTCATAAGAGAGTTATCCAGTTCCGAAGCGGCGAATCCCTCAGGACAAGAACCGGGATTTATGCGGCACGTTTTTATGTGGTCCACCTGTCTTAGCGTTATAGTGTTATACTTTCCGGTTAAAGCGTCTATATCGTGCCCAATACCCACAATCTCAAATGTAATACCATCTACTACAATGGTGTCGTGTACCTTGTAATAGTCTGCTGCTTCACCCGCTTTAGAAATGCGAGACATTCTCGCTATTTCACTTTCAACAGGTTCAACAGGCGTTATGCCAAGTTGCCGCATCTGATCGTCAGTCAATTCCGTTTTCTTACCATTGATGCAAAGATAATTTTCAAACATAATTCGATTCCTTTCTGATTCCTTACAGATTTAATATTCACCCGGCCAAAGTTCACGAATGTTCGGGTTCCAAGGTATGAACGGGTCATCCCAATAGCCCGGATAGTTCACTCTATCAGGGATAATCTCTGTCCCATCCGGCAAGATTGTAACTCGCCGTGATGCGCCTAAAGATTTAATTGCTTCATCCAAGGTGGCATATAGCATACTCTTTTTGTCCATATAGTATTGCCCATAGCTATATACCCATCCATCTATGCAGTCGATATGAAATTTGTCGTCCTCACAAAATGCCACTCTAAAATGGCACCCGTTTTCTACTGCATGATTACGTATTTTACATCCTTCCATGCCCTTACCACCTCTCTTGCTCTCTGTCCTGCACCACCCAATATCAGCGACACAACAGCGTACCGCACTGCATCCTCACTCATTTCCTGAAGAAATCCGTTTTTACCGCAACAGTTCCGCACATAGCACTCAAAACTATAATCATAGGTTTCAGGCTGTTCGGCTCGTAAGTCATAAAACTCCGTCCGCAGTTCTTGCTCAGTTATGATTTGTGCCGTCTCAGTGTCCATGTATATTCTCATGTTATTCCCCCTCAGCGTCCTTCCAAATATCACGCACGTACAACTGTTTGCCGGGGGCGATTTCAATAGACTGGCGCACTTCTGACAACTCATCTATATCACTGTAATCGCCATTCCAATCAATTTCGATGTCTCCGTAATCTTCACCAATACGTTTAAAACTATACTCGTCTGCACCATGATAGAAGTGAGTAATGAACTGTACCGAAGAAAATGTGTCATACCATTTTACAAAATTCCAATAAAAGGTAACGTATTGATCTTGGTCGATAATACTATCCGCTGCCGCTATCAATGATTGTGCATCACTTTCATCTCCTTTGGCTTTCCTTATCAATTCCAAAGCGTCCGCTTTTTTGAGCGTTAATGAAACTTCACTATAATAACCCATAATTTAATCCTCCTCCCAATTTGTTAATGACACCAACTCATCAAAATTCAAGTATTCCAATTCAGCAGCCGTCAAATCGCCCAGCGAATCGTATGCCCGCGTCCGAAACAGTTCGCCACTTAAATAGCATTTCATTTCGCAATGCACGAGGTCAACGACAATCTGAATAGGGATTTCTTCGTCAGAAGTGCAGGTGTAAGCAATATTGATGTACGTCAAATCACTGAAATCACCCTCGCAGTTATATTCTTTCAGACAAAAATCAGTGATAAGCTTCTTGGCGTGTTCGAGAATATATCTGTCTATGCCTTTATTGATCTCACTCATATACTGCTGCACTATGTTCTGATAACCTGCGTCCGCGATCTGGTTGGCCGACACTCCAAACGTGCCACACAATGCTGCTACAATGTCGATATTGTTCCAATCGTTCTCTCTACAATAAGTGACCGCCGCCTTTATAAACCGTGTAGTGTTGTTGTCATATCTGCCCATTGGCGCTTAATCCTCCCAATACTGTTTGATGAAATTTTCATAACCGGCGTCGATAAAATCATTTTTGTCCATACCAAAAGTGTTTGTTAGCACATCTATAATTTCATCATCGTTCCACACTCCCACGCAGTAGTCGATGACGGCTTCAATTAACCTCGCAGTTGATGTATCTGTATTCATTTCCTATTCCTCCTTGATTGGACGCAAGGTTACTCTGACAAAAGACCCGTACTCTGTATTCGGATTCCATCTCAATCGCCAATACTGAATGAACTCTGAAGAAATATATGTGTTGTGTATCATATCATCACGAACACCCCAAGTGTTTACACCGTTTTCACGAAAACACAGCACCTTATCATATTTTTCTGCCGTTTGTACGGCATTGTCATAATCATACAAGTTGTAAAATATGTCACTGGCATACCGTTCACATATTCGACCAGCACGTTCTACCATTTTGCTCATAATATCAGAAACATTTTTTGAATTTGTCGTCACTGTCCAATTATCGTCAACACTATACGAGCGAATTTCATAATTCATTACGATTCCTCCTCGATTTTGTTTTTGCCATACCTTATTGGCATTATCATGCACTGTACCGTCCAAGAGGTTTCATCCTCGACAACGAATAATGGAGACAACCAATTTGCGCCCTTACAGAAATGTACGTTCTTGCCCATAATATCTATGGCTTGCTTGACACACCTTGCGTTATACATACTGTTGTCAACCATCACATAAGGAATTGTTTTACCTGATACCTCGCTTGTTTTACACTCTTTAATCTTGATGCAGTACAAATGTGGCGCATCACATATCGTGTAATCGTACAAGTCTGCATCCCGCTTCAACTTACTTGCCAAATAGAATGGCATTTCTTCTCTGAACGGGATTCCTTCGGGAAGTGATGGCACGTTAAAGCCCATAAACTCACTAACCGCAGAAAATGTGCCATCAGCATCGCGAAAAATATAGTTGAGAGACGATTTTCCATTCATTTGTATTTTGCTTGCCCACTCATACAGCTTTTTGTAATTCATTTCAATGCCTCCACTGACAATGCGTTCCATGCAAGCCAGCCCAACTCCGACGTTAACACTCGTACTTTTTCTACAAATGTTGTTATAGCCTGTCGTTTTTCATCCGAATATGCGCCCCAATAAAATGACGGAACTCCGTTCTCATACACATAATGCCACACCACAAACGGAGCAGGATCATCTTTTATGCCAGACCGCACACCTATTGCAACCCCATTATTACCAATTTCATGGAAAAACTGAATTGTATAATCTGCGTTCACATAACCTTTATACATTGTTGGATTCCTCCTTAACTTACTTTATATGTCGGTATCGACCTCATTCCGTCATACCCCCATAGCACCACGTCTTCAGGTTTCACGCCTGCCTCTGCCGCTATTTCCTTACGGGCGTCATCATATACATAGAAGGTGTACCCGCTTATTGCTTCAGCGCAATCTGGCACGGTTTCCTCATCATGTATCATCCATTCCTCGCCCATATTGAAATATTCTATTTCCAAATAACGAATTGCATCATCATTGTACAAATCCACCGGATAGTAGAAGTAGTTCCAGTCGCTCTGACAGGCCCCCCGCAAACAACGATAATCGTATTTTTTGCCCATTACCAATGTTAAGCCTGCACAAATTGCCGCCTGTTCATCACGAGTGCGATTTCGGCCATCATATAAATCACACGCTGCTTTCCATTTTTCAATTTCTTCGGCAGTATAAGCATTTCGTCCTACTGGTGGCACGTAATCCAAAAGCATTTCCAGCTCAGTTGTATACCAACTATCTTCGCCTACGTCCGTTAAATCCATTTCATCCAACGCTGTTAGTACCTTGTCGAACTCATCGAAAGTGTATCCTTGCAACTGCTTGTCGCCATATATGGCGGCCTTGTCTGTGATCATCTGTTCAGCTCCCCACAAATCCCATGGGCTTTCCTGCCACTCATAAGGTATCTGTCGTGCGTACACTTTACAATTTGAATCCATTTTCGATTCCTCCTTAAACGCAAATATCGTCCAATGTTTCTACATCAAAGTAAGCGTATGTACGGCGCGGCCCCATAGGATGATTCCTCTGCAACTTGCTTAACACATAACAAGTGTGCTTTTCGCCGCTCCAATCCTTAATCGTTGCCTGGCCTTTCAGCAACCGCATTGTGCTGAACGACTCCCCAAAAAACTTGAGGGTGTCTCTGTCGAAGTAATGTCCATCAGGATGTGTGCGCTGATACGCATTAACAAGGCTATACACATCATAGATATTTGATTTCATTATCATTATCCTCCAATCGTATCAAATTCATTATTGTCATTGATATAGAGCTTGTATGTGTCCACCATCTGATTGGCTTGTATATCGTAGACGAGAAACAATATCGGACAAATTTGTATTGTGAGCTTTTCAGATGTGTAGTTATCTCGATACCACATACACTGTGCAGTTTGAAAATCATCTATTTCCATATCAGAATCGCACCCGCATATTTCGTACCGTCCCATAGCATCATAGATAACCACCATATACCGTGGTTGCATCTTCATACTTCTTCCTCCTGTTCTTCCTTCCATGTTGACAGTTCCTCGTAATCTTCGTCCCGTGAATTTTTAAATGCACGCCGCAGATAATCATGCCCACCGTCAACAGCGCAAGCACCGCACGAGCAGAACACATAATCATGTCTATAGCGGGACTCAATTACATCTCCGCAGTGTTTGCAACGTATTGCGTTATACAAAATTGTTTTCATTTTTGATTCCTCTTTCAAATTGTATAAATCTGTGGATCGTTTGTATCTGCCACTCTTTCCACAGTTACGAGCGACAGCCCAAAAAACTCACAAGCTTTTTCTTTTGCTTCAGATATTCAGATTCTTCCTCAGTTAGATAATCTATCCAAGCTTGTATACAAGTGTCGTTGGCGGCGCATATCGGGCGACTGACAGGGCAGAGTGGACAATCTATGCGCTGACTCACCCATTCTGCCAACTCTGCCTCGGTCATGTTCCGTAGCCTTTCATAATTAGTCATACTGTCATCCTCCTCTATACCACATACTCTGCGTCAACGCCGCACCACATCGTACCGAAATGCGTCACACCCAGCACATACAGACCAAGCGGTTCGCACCAGAAAACGATTTCATCTGTATGCTCCATTAAAATCTTTGCTGTCTGGCTATCAATAAGGTAATACTGATAAATGTCAACAGCGTCTTCGCTTTCATAGTCATCATCTTCTTCAACTTCGTTTCCTTCCGCATCGTAATAATGCCACAACTCACCATTTTCGAGGTTGTCATACAATTCATCGTCTACTTTCACAATATCGTTACACAGTAGCAACGAGCTGGCAGGACGGAACAACTGCGAATATACGCAACGTATAGGTGTCCCGCTGTCAATGTCGTACAGATTCACCTTTTCCCATGTATGTTTATCCTCCCACCACGGATTGTTGTCCATCCATGTTTTTGTATAGAGCTTTCCTTCCTCGTTCTTATAAATGTCATCCCACAAAACAAACTTATCCATTTTCAAATCCTCCTTGATTTAGATTTTGGCGTATAAAAAGAACGGCCTATTGTGCCGTTCGCATCTTGCTGTATTGTTATCCTACACGCTTCGCGCTTGCCTGTGAAGGGGTCGCTCGCCTGGTCAATTCCCTATTCATATACGATACCATAGCCCGCTTTGCGCCCTGAGCACCTGTAAATGTCAACTATTAAGCAGACACAACGCACAACTGGTAAACATAACCATGTACAGCATGGCTACTCCAACCGCAACGCAGCACCACCATGCAAAACTGCCGCAGCGCACACGCTTCCTCCCTATTCGCAAATCCATTTTCGATTCCTCCCCCATTTCAGTTTATGATCCATTCCTGCCCGTACTTTTCCTTGTGCCGCCTTGCGTACTCATCGCAAAACGCCTGCGCAGTACACGGAGCCATTTCCGCATGAATTTTCTCACGCAGCTCATCATCCATATAGTTGACCGCCGTGCGCATAAGCGCGTCCTCGCCATGCACCGTTACAAGCTCAAATTTGATTTCCATTTTTACCTCCTTTTTGCCCTATTTCATCAAGGATTCAAGCACATTTCATTTACAAGGGTATAACTATACCTGAACGCCATTTCATTTTCGTTTTTGCCTTACCATTGTCTGCAAAACGCACGTCAGCGCCACACACAACGCATACGCCCGTTTTGCAAGCGCACAATGGCTCCCGTATAACGGTTTTCGTAGTACAACGCATTTCCTTCCTTGCGCAGAAACGCATACCCGCTGGCCCGCAAAATGTCAATGCGGTCTCGTTTTCTTTTCCATTTCATTGGCGATTCCTCTCCGGTTCCGTTTTAGTCCGCGAACCTTGCGCCGAAAAAGAAATAGGTGTTGCGTTTGCTGATTTGCACCGGTTCGCACACAACTGCCGACACACGATAACGCAGTACAAGGCGTTCCCATTCCTTTTCGGTGTACAATTCATTTCCTACCAGTGCCAGATCGAACGCACGGGTGGTGCGATTGAGCAAGCGGGCGTTGTCATATTCCGGCTTCACACGGTAATACAGCATTTCCATTTCCTCCTAAATCGCCATTTTGTAGGTTACGCCTTTAGCCTCTTGCGAAAGCGTTTCCAATTCCTTCCAGATGCGGGCATACTCGGCCTGCGCAATGGGGTTGTCAGTGCCACCCGGCACATCGCTCCATGCGGCGGCATGGTTCATAAGTTCCTCGCGCAGCTCCGCAAGGCGGGATTTGATTGTGTAAATGTTCTGCATAATTTTTAATTCCTCTCTGTTTTTTATTTACATATTGGGGTAAAAAAAAAGAATCCTTGCGGATTCTAAAGTTGATTTTACTTTTTCATTTTATGATCTTTTTTATTTCCTCTACCATACGTTTATATTTGGTTAATTCAGCGTTTAAGATACAAGGATCGTCCGTACACTCTCTATCGGTTGGCAACGGCAATATGATTTCATTATGGACAACAGCTTTACAAAACTGGCTTAAATTAGCGCAACCGTATTTTTGATAAAGCTGTTCCATCAAATTTCCTTCTGCGGGTGTGAGCGCAACTGTTTTTTTCCATTGGTAATTGCGGACATCATACCTTTTCTTTTCCATATCTGAAATCCTTCCGATTTATTTCCTAAAGTATATCATACTTTATCGAACAAATCAAAACCAAAACCGATTCAGTAAGCAATTAGTAAGCGGATACACCGCCGCAACACTACCGCCGCGGGAAGGCTTGCTTATGGTAGCACAAAGGGGCAACCGCCCCTTTACTTCGTTTCTGCGGCCTTAGCTTTTGCGGCCTGCTTTGCTGTCGCGTCTTTAGCCTTGCCCGCTTCTTTGGCCTGCTTTGCTTCGGCCTTCTTCGCGGCCTTCTGCGCTTCGTCACGCGCCTTGCGTTCGGCCCGCACTTCCGCCCGTGTCTTTATGTTTTTGCCGTCGTCAACAACAGTACGTTCAAACTGCTTGCGGAATGCTGCGTCACTTGTCGTGCTGAAACGGTTCTCTATATGGAAGATATTACCGCCTTCTTCGTCCTGCATGATATTCCCGGCTTCGTCATAAGTGAGATATTCGCCCTTGCGATAGGTTCCAACATGGGGAAGGAACGCCGCAAGATTTTCACGCCTTGCCTTGAAGTCTTGCCCCAACAAGTCCAGATACTCTTGAAATGCGGCCACAAACGGCGCGACGAGGGCTTCCATACGCTCATAATCTTGCTCTTTGGCGGCCTTCGCGTACAAGAATACTATGTCTTGTACGTGTTGCACACGCTGACGGTATAACGCCCATGCTTCTTTATCGTTGCCAACAGCGGACTTGTCAAGCGCTGCGCTTGCGTGACGATTGGCCTTTGTGGCCGCATAAAGGTTCTCGAACAAAGAGGCGCGAACATCAAAAGCAGCCTTTGCAGTCTCAAGACGGAATGAGGAAACGCGATACATAGTAGTCATATTATTACCTTTCTATCCTTATAGGCGGACGTGCCTTATTTTTTATGGTAGGCGGCTTTAATAAAGGATAAACCGCCATGAACCTTGACATACTCACATTATGCCCCTTGTATACATTGTTCGACCCGCTCGACCGTGTTGCGCTATATATCATTCTCATATAGTCACGGCGGCAACACTCAAGCCCCTGGTCCGCTTTAGTATACAAGCGTTATATCATTGTCAAGGTACACGAAATAAACGTGTCGGTAGCCTATGAGGGCTGACCTTTTTGTGGGCGGTGTGGGCTGTCTGTCAGGACTGCCGTTTTGTGCGCCGCCCGTGTGGCTGTTGTTGTTTGGTATGGTTATATAGTACACTATGGCACACTATATGTCAAGACTTTTTGCTATTGTCGATACTTATATCATACAGCGATATTGCATGATTTTATGCCGTTGCTATAAATGAAGGTTATATCATGGCAATATGGAGGAATTTTTTTGTGTGTGGGATTATAGTTATAATCCAAAGATTATGGCTATGAGCATAATTTCCGTCTTTGCTCTGGTGTATCCTATGCCCCCTATATATTATATTGTCCGTGTCCCGCCTTAAAGCCCGCCTTTATGCGGTATAGGCGGGGTTCACCAGGACGGGGGCAGTTTCGACCATTCGCCCCAGGCAACCAGCCCGAAAACCCCGTAGTACATTCCCTCACCAGACCCACCAAAAATCCCCAGCCCATCTAACTTTTTGCGCTGCCCAGCCATTTCCCTTCCCTTCTCATCCTCCCCCACCACCCTCACCCCCTCCGGGGGTATAACCCATCGCCCCTTACGTTGCCTCTTGCCGTACCCCGCCTGCCGCACCTACACGGTGTTTATAGCTACCCTCTAATGACTCTTTAATGGCGCATCCCCCGTCAAAATGCCCTTTTTGACATGAAAAAAATCCAGCAAAATAAGCAAAAAATACATGTTTTTGCTTTGTTTTTGATGTGATTTGCCACCAAAAAGCGCAAAAAGTGCCTAAATGCCTGAGTTTTGCTCATGCGCGAAGAAAAAGAAGGAAAAACCATTTCTTCTATCTCACGAGATGGGCATAAACGAGCGTTAGCGAGTAAAATGGCCCATCTCGTAAAGCGAGGGGTTTATGAGCGGAATATAATGAAGCAAATAAACCCCTCGCGCCCACGCGGCGGAGCCGCGCTTACCCAACCAGAAAAAGAACAAAACCCATTAGCCAAACAAACCAAGCCAAACACGGGCTGACCAACAGACAAGTCCCTTCTACGCTAATGTATAAACCAGTCCTTTGCCTTTATCTGAACCGAACTCCTTAGCTGCCGCTACCCAACCAAACCTCGCTCAAACGCCGCGAGGCTTATATACAACTCCTTGACAACTCTTAGCTGGGCTTATATGATAAGATGGCAAGTTGATAAGCACGTCTGATGAGATAAATCGTATGCTAACAACTAAATACTAATCTTGCAATTTCTGGGCAGCCAGTGATAACTGGAAGTCGGTTTTTGCAAATACGGCTGCCGCCACCTCGCACTGGTTGCGGCGATTTTTTGCGCTATAAAAGGAGGGATAATTATAGCTTTTATATCTGATGTCATTAAGGTTGAAGATTTGCGGACCGACCAATTCAACCTTATTTCTGCCGGTTGCGGTTCCGGCAAAACTTATTGGGTCATCAATCATTTGCTGGCCTCATATCCTGACGTGCAACCTTATGAGGTGCTGTTTGTCACTTCTCGTTCTATAATTAAGGAGCAACAAGCTCGTAATGCTCATACAACTAAATATCGGCGTGGAGATAATATTCTGCAATTTTGGAACGGGTTGGAAGATGATGAGGATGTGTTGTTTGAATATGGGATTGCGTTAGCAACATACGATCAGCTTATTGATGCCGTGCAGACCACCGGCGTTGAAGTGCTGGGCAGGGTCAAGATTCTGATTTTAGATGAGTGCCACACCTTGTTCAGTGACACGTTTATACCAGACATTAAACTGTTGCGTTTTTGGTTGCGGGAGGTCATATACGGAGGTCATAAAATAGTAATTGGGTTAAGTGCAACGACGGGCATTATCGACTATTATGAAAAAGCGTGGAGCGTGCCGATTAACCGGCTCAATAAAGAGGCCGTTGCAGGGTATCGGGCAAAGCAGATGATTTGCACCGACTTCCGCACCGTCCCTTATTTGATTGCCGCTAATAAATTACCCGGTAAAACAATTATTATGTGTCCGTCTATTACACGTTGCGAATCACTGGTGCAGTACATTCAAAATGCGGCGATGGTAGTTAGCCCGCACTCGGATAAATTTACGCCAGAGATGAGCCGGATACGTGATTATATTGTGCGCCATGAGGAACTGCCGCCCACATATTTCACTGATGACGGCACAGAGCATGAATTAGACGTGTTAGTATCTACCAGCACATTCCGCGAGGGTTTTAATCTACGTAAAAGTAGTGGAGTTCGCAATGTTATCTGCTGTATGACGGACGAGCTACACGTTACACAGTTTGTAGGCCGTTGTCGGTATAGCATTGATCAGTTGGTTATCGCTGACACGTTTGTGAATAGCAACAATTTAAAGCGTGATCCTTATATTTGGCGAAGCCAGCAGTTGTTTAAAGAATATATGGCAAACAAAGAATGTGCAGCTTGGTTCAATACACTGGCACATTTGGTTGAGCATGATGCGTATGGTACGAAAAAGTTTGTCTTAGGGTCTGACGATGTGCGTTTTGTCAACTATATCAATTCGCATTGGTTAGTGCCGAAGGGGGCTTCTACGGAGGCGATTAAGCAATACCGTATTTGGCGAGATAACGATAAACAAGCGATTGTGGATATGGCGGTGCAATGCCGATTATTGCCCTTAGTAAAAAGTAAGGTAACTTTTATTAAGGTGATCACTATGTTAAATGCCGTGTTCGGCTACGAAATAGAACAAGGCCGTAGCATGATCGAAGGGCGTCAGCATACTTACCGACTGATCGTGGCCTTTAACGAAGACGAAAAGTGTTATGTGCCTGCGTTTAAGACAATCAACGAATGAAAGGGGTGACGTGCTCTGTTGCCATATTGTATGGATTGTCCCGATCGATGGGATTGCGATCGTAGCGTGTGCGGATTGCTGGGTGTTGATACCATAGAGTGCGACGCTTGTGCTAATTGAAACACCTTTGATGACACCTGCGCCGAGTGGTTGGCTACCGGCGCTTGAGAAGTTGTGACATTGTAACAACTTAGAGAGGAGATTAGATAATGGCTTGGATAGATGCTTCAACATTGCCGCCACACGACGGTGCATATTTGGCGGCGTGGCAAGGCTTGGATAATGATGTGGTTTATGACGTTTTGTGGTTCGCGGCGCGGCCCCCAGAGATGTTAAAGACAGAGCACCATTGTAATGTGTGGTACATTTACGATAGCATGGGCGATGTGGATTTGACCGATATTGTGCTGGCGTGGCAACCCATTGACAAATACACGCGCCTGTAGTATGGTATAGTTGTAAACAATTCTCAGGTCGATGTTGCTCTTCGTGGAAGTAACAAGTGAATAGTGTGTATGCGCCCGCTCAAAAATGAGCGGGTAATTTATTAGTATTGCTATAAGGAGGAATTGATGGAAAACAAATTGCAGATGACGCAAGGAGCTACAATGAACGAATTGCAAATATTTAACAACAACCAGTTTGGAGAGATTAGGACTATTGAGGACAATGGTAAAGTGTTGTTCTGTGCAGTCGATATTGCGAGAGCGTTAGGTTATAGCAATCCGCATGACGCAATCGGTAGACATTGCAGGGGGGTCGTGAAACGCGAGGGGGTCTCCGTTACTACAAATCAGCATGGAGTATCTACCGAACAGGTGAATGAAATGTCCTTTATCCCCGAAGGTGACGTTTACCGCCTTATTACGCACAGTAAGCTTCCCACAGCGGAAAAGTTTGAAAGATGGGTGTTTGATGAAGTGTTGCCTACCATTCGTAAACATGGCGCTTATCTCACGCCGGAAGCATTAGAGAGGGCTATGAACGACCCTGACTTTACCATTGGGTTGCTGACTGCGCTGAAAAACGAGCGCGCAGGCCGTCAAATCGCTGAAACTAAGGTCTCTATGCTGTCTGCTGAGGTTCTGACTTGGGCAGACCGGAAGGTGTTGAACGCTATCATGCGTAAGTACAGTTCTCAGGTGTACAACGCGGATTTTGCAAAGGGCTGGAACGCCTTTTATAAGGAATTGTTGTACAAACACGAGATCAACCTCAAGTCTCGCGCCACGCAGCGTATGAATCGCACGGGCAAAAAACTGAGCTATTTGGACACGCTTGCGGACGCCGAGCTGCCAGATGCAATTAGTACCGCTGTGGCAATGTGCCATGAGCAAGATGTCAATATAGATGATATTATCCAGAACGTCGCGTGATGGGAGGAATTTTGTGAGTAACTGGATTGAGCTTGATAGCCTGATACAACACTACAAAGAACTTCGAGACACAATAGTAGAAACCGACGAGTTTGGCCTGCACCCTGTCTCCATTGAGAATATGATTGGGCTTTTGCGTACTTATCAGGGTACGGCATTGCCGGATATTATTCGGTGTCGGGAGTGCATACACTATCACCCTTGCGAAGCGGAGTTGATTGACGGCAGTGCGCCGGATTGGGGCATCTGCGACCAGCCGTGGTTTAACGACGATGAAAACGACGTTGACGAAATGTTCTATTGCGCTCAGGGCGAACGGAGGGAGGATAAAACCGATAAATGTTTTAATGAACATCGCGCTCATTGGATTAAAGAAAATGACATTTGTTATGATTCCGATGCTTCTTGTTTCTATGCTGAGTATAGTTGCTCTTATTGTGGCGCATGGACCAATGACCGATCTGAGTTGCCAGAATATTGTCCTAACTGTGGGAAGAAGATGAAAGGGAAATAATGAGCAAATCCTCATATAAACGTATATCTGGCAAACCTCACGAAGTTCAGTCACGACTATACAGAAAAGATTGGATATGTATTTCAAGGGGCTGGATCAAATGGGCAAAACGATATATGAATAGGACGTTTAGACGAAATTATACAGAAGAAAGGATAAGGAATGATGATTAGACCGAACGATACTGTACTACACAAGCCAACCGGCGAAACATGGGTGGTATGCGGGGTTGACCGTGAACGTGGCGAACTCATTCCTTGCGGATACCCATTCCCCACCATTGCCAAAATTGACGATTGCGAATTGATTACAGAGAGATACACGGCATACGGGCAACCAGAAGAATACATCAAGGCATTGCAGGAACTCGGCCTGTCCCGGTTTATTGACGCCCGGGCGGCAATGTTTCACGGATTCATTTAAGGTGTTTAACGATGACTAAATACATAGAAGAAATTATGCAGACGAAAGGGCAGCCAATGAATGAAGAATATATAACCAAAAGTGCCGCGATAGAAGCTGCCTGCGATGCAGTAGAGTTATATCCTTCGGAATATCAAGAGATAGAAAATGCCATTAACAGGGTTGTTGCCGATGTCGCTTTGGTTATGGATACAACGGAACTTGAAGATTTGAGAGCCAAGTATCAGGAGTACGTTGCTGGAAAAGACAAGAACAGTGGAGATGTGGCTGAAACGTATATAACCAGGCAGATTAAATTGCTTCAACAGATTTTGGACATTTTCGATGGTGTAAGCGAGCCGGAGAATGAGTTATGAATAAATACAATGAATACTCAGAACAGCTTGAACAATATGAACAGATTGCCAATGAGGGAGGTTATGGGGAAGCTTGGCTTACGGATGTCGGAGAAGCCGTGACATTTTATGCCATGCAGTGTGAAACACGAGGAAAGCGGCCTACATTTGCTGGGCTTATGAAATACTTGGATAAAAGGGCAATATTTATGAGTATTTATGCAAGAGGTAATGAGGAATGACACGCGAAGAAGCAGCAAAAATAATTGAAAAGCAGTTTGACGAATCATGTGGGGATTACAGATATCAAAATAAAGACAAACTGGATTATGAAGATGCATTATGGCTTGCAATCGCCGCCCTCCGTCAAAGGGAAGAATTTATGCCACCATGTTATAAACCAGATAGTGGCGATGGTGAATGTGCGTATCAAATTTATGGTCCAGACGATGATGAACCGATTGAGCGTTGCAAGGCTTGTCCACTGTGCTATTCTGACAAAATGAGACATAATGCACCGAAAACACCATGCGATTTATGTCTATACAATCCACCATCGAGCGGGGACGGGAAGCCATGCACAATGTGTCCGGCCAGTTCTCTACCAGAGCCACCGAAGGAGAACGTATGAACAATGTAATAGTTATGGCAGTTGGGTTTATTTCACTTGCAATCGTTGGATTTATGGTAGGTTGCCAGGTTGGGAAAAGACGCATTGAAAAAGAGATACCCAAGAAGATTAAAATTGTAAAGGTTAATGGTTTGTTGGCAGATTATCAGTGTCCGATGTGTGGAACTCGTTGCATCACAAAAATGGACGGCGAATGGCTTGCAGGTGCATTTTACACACATTGTTATATTTGTGGTCAGGCATTAGATTGGGAGGACATATGAACAATGATAAGTTTGATGCAATAACAGGAGGCAGGCTTGTATGTTGCTGTGATTGCGGTAAATGGTTTCCGAGCGCAAAGGCTTTTACGAAGTTTTATAGCTCAACTGCATTTATGCTTTGTCCTAAATGTGCAAATAAGCTGGAACAGGGAATAAGGCGGTATAAATCGCAGTTGCCGAAGGAGGAACAACATGCAGAATAAGCTTAAACAGTGTCCGTGCGGTAATACCGTAGAAGTGAAATATATAGCTGGGATTGATCGCAGCCTTTTGTGGTATATCGATGACCCGTTTGCCAGCTCAATGCCGAGATATTACATAAATTGCGATAAGTGCGGCAGGAGCATGATGGTGAAACTACACAAATTAACAGTGGAGCATCGGGACAAGTGCAAGCGCGATCTTATTAAAGCATGGAACAGGAGGGCAAATGAACAGACTGACTAAAAGAACGATTTGCGGGACGGCGAATCTTGCATACCCTGAATCATGTTATTTTAAATCCGGGGCAAAAGACCAGATCGCCGTATCTGCTTATAGGCAACAAGCCATTGAACGTCTTGCCGAATATGAGGATACAGGGCTGGAGCCGGAGAAAATTGTGTTTCTGAAAAATGTTGTGGATGATGCGTTCTCTGATAAACCGGAGTTTACTGAGCATATTCGTGAATTACTCCGGGCAGAGAAAGACGGACGGTTGGTGGTGCTGCCGTGTAGGGTCGGGGACAGAATATACCGAGTTATTGATGATTGTACATTCCCCGGGGATTGTGGAACGAAAAGGATGTGTAAAGGGTGCGAATATCGAAATTTGTTTATCGAACAAACTACATTCCGTCTGTATTTACTTACTGATGACGGGAAGTTACGGAGAGGTTACTACCGCACCCGTGAAGAAGCCGAAACGGCATTGGAGGGTAACAAAGATTATTAGAAAATTCCGCAAAGAAAGAGTGAGGTAGAGCAATGAAAACGTACACGCAAGCGGATTTTGACACTTTTGAAGTAGATAAGTTTGGTCGTAAGATATGTCCTACTGGGGATTATACCGCCATAAAAGACTTTGTAGAGTATTGCGTCTTTGGTACATATTGCCTCTTTGGTGAGCATTCTCGCTTTATTGAGCATTGCCGTTTTGGTGAGGGGTGCTACTTTGGTGATGGGTGCAGCTTTGGTTCATATTGCTACTTTGGTGCGCATTGTGACTTTGGCAAGGAGTGTCACTTTGGTGAGTTGTGCGGCTTTGGCGACGGAGACACCTTTGGCGTGGGGTGCAGCTTCGGTGAGTGGTGTACCTTCGGTGAGTGGTGTAACTTTGGTGAATATTGCAACTACGAAAACGATAAAGTAAAAAATGGCCACTATGTCGCTGTGGATAGGATAGGCAACACCAACCAAAAAGCCTACTTTTACATAGATGAAAACGGCAATATGTTTGCTCGTGTCGGGTGTTGGTTTTTGGATATGGATGCATTTAAGGAGTGGGTGAAAAAAGCATACACTGGAACAATCCATGAGAAGACATATCTGGCGGCTTGTGACTTGGCGGAATTGATGTTAAAAGGCAGTAATGAGGACTTTTTACAGAGTGGCGAAAAAGGAGAATGATTATGGGTGAAGTAAAAAACTACCCGCCTTATTTGGATTACCCAAAGCCGTACAAAGCGAAGACTAATGCCGACTGTATCCGGACGATGAGCGACGAGGAACTGGCAAATTTTTTAACTGGCTTTGCATGGCTCACGGAAATTGGTGGCAAAGTTTTCTGTAAGACAATCGCCGATTGGCTTCGGCAGGCAACGGAGGAGACTGATAATGAGTAAAGAGTACATAGAGCGAGAAAAGGCGCTGGAAAAGGTTATTGAAGTAAAGCACTACGACCCTGAATTGAGCGGAGTTGTATTGCACAGGTACATCAAGGAAATCGACTTGAAGGATATCCCCGCCGCCGATGTAGTGGAGGTGGTACGGTGTCGGGAATGCAAGCATTCGTACCGCATAGATGGTGCAAAAGAAGAGTATGACTGTGCAAAAATTTCTGCGTTTGCAAAGTTTTTTCCGGGGGATCATTTTTGCAGCTATGGAGAAAGGAAAACAGATGGCTAAAGAGTTCATAGAGCGAGAAGCGGCGATAAATGCAATAGAAAATGATTGTCTTGAACTGGTCTATTACACTAAAGAAGATGCTATACAGTGTGTTAAAGCAACCCCTGCCGCCGATGTTGTCGAAGTGGCCAGATGTCGGGAGTGCAAATACAGCTACAAGGATGAGATATTCGGAAATCGCTGGTGCGATTCTCATTTAGGATGCAGAAAGGTCAAGGATGACGGATATTGCTATCTGGGAGAACGAAAAGAAGGTGCTGACAATGGCTAAAGAGTTCATAGAGCGTGGGGCGTTGATTGCCCGATATGATGCAGAGCATGTTGGCCCACCGGGCAGAGCGAGGGAATTGATGGTAACTGCACCTGCTGCCGATGTTATAGAAGTACGGCATGAACGGTGGGAAAAGCTATGAGGGAGCGTTTGAATGGCTGACTGGCTATCCTTGCTATTTTGCGGATGAGACTGGTACAGCTCAACCCGATTTTTATAAGCTCACATTGCATTGCTATGTGTTGGGGCCAAGCCGCCACTATGAATGGATGGGCGCGACCCCTGATGAAGTGTTAGACCAAGCTGAGAGGGATATTCATCAGTGGATACGAGGTGGAGAATGGTAGGCGTACTAATTGTAGTTGTGCTGGTGTTAATGGCGGCTTATTTTACACCACATGACCCGTTTGATGGGATGGCAATTTAATGGTAATGATAGATGATTTATATGAGCTGCCTGCGGGCTGGATTGCCGCCTTTGGTAACGATCTTGTGCAGGAACTCAACAATGTTATGGGCAATGCCGCTCAAGAGGTGTATGTCAAAGAAAAATGGGGCAGCTTGTCTGCGTACATATCGCTTAGTAATGATGATATGGCAGCTGTTGTGGACAAATATCAGCGTATAGCACGGCAAACGTGTGCCGGATGCGGCGCACCTGCACGGCGGGTATCGACGGGTTGGATATTACCTTGGTGTGACAACTGCGGCAGTCCGCAATGGAAATATAAGCTTATTGAGACATATTGTGATGGAGAATACTAATGGGATATTGTTCTGAAGAAATGGAGACCACTTTGGTCTATGACAAGGTTGAGAAGTCGTGGCGTGCATATACGAATGTGCCAACGCATTTAACGAAATTCGCCAAGCAGGGCTGGGCGTTAGATAAAACCGTTGAGGAAGATGGACGTGTGATTGCGGCGTACTATCATGCACCGGCAAACGCTATCAGTATTCGCAACCCCAATGCGGCCAAGCGCCAGATGACAGACGAGCAACGTGCGGCGGCAGCCGAACGGCTACGTGGTGTGAGGGGGTGATGGGTTGGAGGTACATACTTTCACGCATGAAAAATTCGGTCAGATACGTGCGGTGGCAGATGCAGGCAGGGTGTGGTATTGCGGTGTAGATGTTAGTCGAGGGTTGGAGTTCAAGCAATATAAGATAGCAGTACGCGCCCATACTTTTGCTGATGAGTGTAAGTTGTTTGTGTTGCCGGACAAACACAATTATCCGCAGGAAACTAAGTGCATAAAGGAGGCGTGTGTGTATCGGCTGATACTGTATAGCAGTCGCAAGAGCTTGCAACAGTATGAGCGTTGGTTCACGCACACAGTGGTCAAAACTATGAAGGGATTTGAGGCACAATAAAACAGGATTATTATGACCACATAATTGATATGTGGCGTTATTTGGAGGACGAATGGGACTATTGGGAGTACGGCGTGGTGGCGCAATGTTTTGCTGCGACTGGTTCAATTACGGAAGATGGAGGTGAGGACTGATTTTTGCGCCGCCTCTTTATACAGTCAGGTCTTTTTCTTTGCAATGGTTGGTTGACAACAATTTTTCGATAACAGAGCCGGAAGATGATTTAAGACATCTCATTAAACAACAGGACAACCCTCTGTTCCGTTTAATCCGCATTATTACACATGATAAAAGACGTTATAATCCTTATGTTATTTTTGTGAGCAGTGAAGGGTCTTGTAAGAGCGAAGAAAATATCCGGCATTTGGTTTATGAAGGTATTGCGGTCAATGGTCAGCGGTATGTGTTCAGTGAACGTTCTGCGTCTATGACTCGTACTGGTATATTTAGTTTCGTAGACGCACGTATAGCAGATGAGTTAAATAGGCGTATTACTATGGATATTACTTTTGATACAACGGTACTGTCCAAGTATTATGCTTATCGGGGTTTATTTTTCAGCTCGTGCCATTGTCTTGAGGGATGGCGGCCTAAGATTATTATAGTGCCGGATTTGACGTTGCCTGTTCCGCACCAGCACATAAAGTATCTATACGACTCTGAGGTGTCGTTTGTTGATAAAAATGGCAATGAGCGCACATGGAAACAGAAGGATATTGCAGAAACTACTCGTGATATGGAGATTAACGCCTTTGATGGCTGTGGCATCCATCATCCTGACATTACTAAAGAGGTGACAGAGATATTGGGCGCTAAGTCCCCCGTCACCTCTATTCTCTGGCGTGCGCCGTACATCAAAGGCGTGTCTCATTCGGTAGACTATGAAACCTTTTTTGAGGCACGTGGTGTAGAGTATATCAAAGACATTTGGGGGCGGTGGCATAGCATCCACGATAAAATGCTCATCTTCACCGAGAGTATGTACAAGGGCTTGAAATATTTCAAGCAATACGGTGATGGGCGCGATTGGGATAGGTATTGGGACTTATTTGAGAAATACGATCATTGTATCGGCATTGCAAAATGGAACTTCTCGTTCGCTGAAGAACCTGTGTTTACTCGCGCCAATTACCAGATATTACAGGATTTGGACTTGCCGTATGACGATTTCCGTAGTTTGGCTGATGACAGTATTGAGTGGGCTGAACGGATTGTTGACGGCGATATGCTGTACACTTATTGCTTTTTGGGATTGATGGCTGACCGTTGCACGCCTATCAATGCGTACTCTAAAGCTATTCTGAAGAATCCCGAAATGATGAAAGAGCGGACTGTGCGCAAGTTTTTGCGTGATTCCGCTAAGAAGTATATAGATGGCATGAAGTGCGGCAAGCTATGGCTGGAATCGTGCTTTAAGTTTTTAGCTCCTGATCTTATTTTGCTGATGGAGCATATTGGCGGTTTACCGTTGGTGGGGTCTTTACAGGCTGACGAGTTTTACTCTCGTGATTACGATGGTGTATATACGGGCGATTATCTCATTGAGAGAAATCCGCACATTTGCAGATCGGAGCACACTGTACTGCGTGCTGTGACCAATGACACGATTGATTATTATATCGGGCATCTTGCGAATGTTTGTATGGTGAATTGCCGGAGTTTGACAGCGCCACGTTTGAACGGAGCTGACTTCGATGGAGACTTGGTGCTTGTATTACAGAACTTCACAATGATGCGCGGTGTGCATCGTGATGCGCCTATTGTAATAGATGTTGAGGACAAGATTACGGCAAAGATGGAGCCAGACAATTCAGAGGGGCGTTTAGCTCTAACTATGCGTACTATGAAGTCTCTCATTGGTGAATATAGCAATTATAGCAGCGCTTATCATAACAAATGTCCCAAAACTGATGAACAACGTGCGATATATGAAGGGTATATTGACCAAATTTCAGTCCTGACAGGCAAGGCAATCGATCAAGCTAAAACAGGCGTTATTTTCCCTATGCCGCGTCGCATTGCAAAATTTGGGCGACCTCTACCCTATTTTATGAAATATCGCAAACCTTATTATGCGAAGCAGAAGCTCTCTAAGGCTCATAGTAATATGAATCGGCTCTGTTATGAGGTGGAACGCTGGCACAAACAAATACGGTGGCAACGTTGTGAGAAATTCGATTATACAATTATGTTGGACAATACCATAGATGTGCCGGATGATATATTTAGCGTGATACGGGATATTTATAAGCAATATACTGTTGAGATGAATAGTTTAATGCTTGAGCAGAAGCGGGTCCGTACATATCAGGACGAAGATATTAAGGCTCAGGTATCACGTTTCAATGCTAAAAACTATGTTATAGACTGGGATGTATATTACGACAAATACCGTCAGCTCTGCCGAGAGGTTTGCCCCGATGCGAAGATGTTGGCCAATATAGCGGTACGTTTGCAGTACGAAGTGTATCCTAAAAGTGAGTCTCGTTTTATGTGGGTTGTGGCTGAGAAGGGGATCTTAGAGAATATCTGTCAGGTTGAACATTTGAAATTGCCGCAAAGAGATCCTTTTGGCGAGTATTACTATTTGGGACGGCGTTATTCGATGGTAGAAGTTCAGACTACGCCTCCATGTGAGTGCGACGATTTTAATGATTGGATTGGAGAGTGGCAATTTGATTAACGAGCGTTTGGAAGCTCGGCAATTTATTGAGGGCAACAACCTTAATAAACGGTGTGTATATCATATTTGTTATATTATGGCTAAATACTATCGGGATGACGGGTTGAGCCATGAAGCCATTCGCGAAAAGCTAAAAGAGTGGGAAGGTAAATACGGTTATTATTTTGAGTTTGATGTAAACAAGGTTATATACAATGTGATGGATAGCAGGACTCCCCTTCGTGGGGATGTTCCTGTTTTTATCAATACAATAGATATTGAAGAAATACGTAAACGGTTTGATAGCAAGAATACGCGACTGCTGGCGTTGGCGTTACTGGCGTATGGCAAAGCGTGCGCTAACAAATATGGTGATTGTAATGTATCGTTGCTGGGTGTGGCTAATTGGCTGCACGTTGACTACTCTAATCTGGTCAATCGCAGCTTTAAGGAATTGATAGACTTTGGGTATATCGCTCGTGTAGACACTAAAAAGAAGTGGATTAAGAGCAGCCGTAACCAAGTCACACGCATACATTTCAACGTGCCGTTGGTGAATACCGGCGACAATCGCGTGATGGATAACAACATTGTGCGGATATTTAATGAATATTTTTAGCCTAAAGGGTTTAATGGGTACTAATATAATCTCAGTCAAACAAAATAGTCAAATTAAGTAGTCACGACGGGGTTAAACGGTATCTAATTTTTGAGCTAAAGGATGGTTGTATTTGATTAACATTACCCGTGAAGAATCCCTTTATTTACGTCAGCATGGCGCACAAGTTGTTGTGCTGAACAAGCAGGCCCCCGCCCGTAAGAAGAAGTATATGGTTCCTGAAGACCGTCTGACGGCGCGGTTGCTTGATCAGTATCATAGGGAGCAAAAACGGCATGGTTGATTTAAGACGGCGCTCTGACGAGCTTTTGGACGAAGAATATCTGTACCGCATCGGCAAGGCTAAAGATGATGGCTTGATTGCCGAAACGTGGGAGGAATTAACCCCCGTGCTGAACGAGGAGTGCGGGGAAGAAAAAGGCCCTTGCACATGGCGTAAGCATTACGCCAGTGGCAAGAAGTGGCAAGCCGTATTCGCCAAGCAGGGGTGCATTGAAGATGTTGCGGCGTTGCGGGAAAGGCAACAAGGAATTGCCAAGGAACGTATAAAACTGCGCGATGAGCGCACCGCTTTAAATAAAGAACTGCGAGAACAGGCGAGATATGAGGTCAACAATGAGCTATGGGAGCGTAAGCTGGCAGAGCTGGGTCAGACTAAGTTCCCTGTGGTGGCAGTGCCACAGCTTGATGGTGACTGCTCTCTGTTAATCTGTCTGAGTGACTGGCATATTGGAATGACCTTTAATAGCTGTACTGGTCAATATGATACAGATATTGCATGGAATCGTTTGTCTCAATTATTATGCCAAATTCGGGACATTCAACAGCGGCACAATGTCGCTTCTGCTCATATTGTATTGCTGGGTGATTTAATAAGCGGCGCACCTCATCCTGTTGTCGCAATGCAGAACCGTGAAGACGTTGTGGATCAGGTTATACTTGCCGGTGAAATGTTGGCTCAATTTATATACAACATTTCAATGCTGTTTACCAACGTGTATGTTACTGCTGTAAATGGTAATCATAGTCGGCTCACCCCCAATAAAAAGGACGCTATCATTGGTGAACGCTTAGATAGGCTGGTTACATGGCACGCGACCACTGAATGTAAACACTTGCCCAATGTGAGTATTAGTCAACCTTTAGATGGGTTCCATGGCACGCTGGACATAATTGAGATTCGTGGCAAGTCGTATGTGCTTGACCACGGAGACTTCGACCAGTTTACTGAGGCTGGTGTTGCTAAGTTAATCTCTTATTTGGGCTTTGTGCCGAACGCAATAATCTCTGCGCACAAGCATACCCCAGCATATATGGAAGTAAATAGTGTCGCCTGTGTGCAGAACGGTTGTCTGTCGGGTGGTGGCGATCAATTTACGTTGGAACACCGTCTGGGCGGTAAGCCGTCGCAAACTGTATGTGTGTGCTCAGATGCGGGCATCGAAGTTATGTATCCGATTAAACTGATATAGTTTCATACCGCTTTCGTCTGTTGAACGATTCGCGGTTTTGGGTTGAGTATGTTCAACTCTCTCCCTCCTATTGTGGCGAAATGCCATATAATTGAGGGCGCTATGTATGGCGGGCAGCCTCCCGCCGCGCCCTCCTATTCTGAAGGAGGAAAAATTGACTACTGATATACAGATTTTTAAGAATGAACAGTTCGGCCAGATTCGCACTTTAGTCGAAAATGATAAGGTGCTATTTTGTGGTTCTGACATAGCAAGGGCATTGGGGTACGCACGTCCCAGTGAAGCGGTCGCTACCCATGCAAAGGGTACGGTAAAACGGCGTACCCTTACTAATGGTGGCGAACAAGAGATGGGGTTTATTACTGAGGGCGATGTGTATCGCTTAATAATACGTAGCAAACTCCCTGCTGCCGAGCATTTTGAACGTTGGGTTTTTGATGAGGTGCTTCCTGCTATCCGCAAGACCGGAATGTACGCTACTCCCGCCACTGTGGAAGCTATGTTGGCTAATCCAGATACCATGATTCAGGTGTTGCAGGCATTTAAAGATGAACGCGAACAGCGCTTGGCTTTGGAGACAAGGGTTGTAGCGGATGCGCCCAAAGTAGCGTTCGCTGATGCTGTGGAAACGTCTACCGACAGTTGCCTTGTGGGGCAGTTGGCAAAGATAATACGTCAGAACGGATATGAGATCGGTGCGAATAGATTGTTTGAGTATTTGCGCAAAGACGGCTATCTTTGTAGGGTTGGTAGTAATCGTAATATGCCGACCCAGCGCAGCATGGAAGCTGGCTGGTTTGAGGTCAAAGAAAGTGTTCTTGAGAACCCCGATGGCAGTATTCGTGTAGTGCGGACTCCGAAAGTCACCGGTAAGGGTCAAATCTATTTTGTGAATAAATTTCTTCGTCCAGAGGCAGTGAGGTCGGAATCGGCTTCCGGCACACGTGAAGGCACTATATGATGCTCGATGGATATAGGCTGGGTGTCCTTAACCACCCACCATTAGCGATTGCGAGGGTCTTCTTTCCCTTTCACCCTTGCATACGAAACGGGGCAGCTTTCATTTGGCTGCCCTGTTTTTGTGTTTAAAAATCTTAACACTGCGGAGGTGGTATTAGTTTGTTCAAAATAGAGTATGGAAAAATCTTTATCACCCGTGGTGATAGCGCGGCGTTTGACATTCAGGTACGCCAGCCTGATAAACGAACGGTATACGAATTATCCGATGGTGATGTGCTAACCTTTACTGTTAAAGCGTCTGATACAGAGATAGAGTATTTGTTGCAAAAGACGGGTCAGATTATCCACATTGACCCTGTTGACACACAAAAGTTGGCGTATGGTCGGTATTTGTACGATGTACAGCTTACGTTCGCTGATGGCACAATCAATACAATTATCCCTCCCACTCCTTTTATCGTATGCAACGAGATTACTTTTGGGCAGGAAGTATTGGATGAAGATGGTAAACCTGTTACAAGCGCCAGTTGCGACCGTAAGCATGGTGTGCACTCGTTCGGGTCTGGTGCGAGGCAGCTTGTTGGCATAGTCAATCTCTCGACCTATAAGCAGTATGTGCCTCCAACTCCTTTAGAAAATGGCGCAACGCCGGATGAAATATTGAAGGGTTATGAAGCGTACAACGATAGTGGCGATGTGATTGTTGGTACTTTAGATGTTGATGATTTGAAGTGCGATTTTGGCGAAGGGTTGAAACTTGATGGTCGCACTCTGTCTGTGGACAAGGATGTAGTAGATAAGACATACATTTATACGCAGATGGTGGCGGCAGATATTTGGACTATACAACACAACTTGAACAAGTATCCCTCTATCACGGTGGTTGATAGTGCGGGTTCATGTGTTGTGGGTGAAGTCGATTATAAAGACATGAATACGTTGACCGTGACCTTTAGCGGTGCGTTTTCTGGTAAAGCATTTTTGAATTGATGGAGGGTTAATCAATGAAGGTTTTGACGAACTTAGACCTTAACAAAAACCAGATTCTCAACGCTGTTTTGCAGGGTTTGGCTACTGCCCCGGAAAACCCCCGCGAGGGTCAGTATTACTATAATACGGCAGATAAGGTTCTGTATATATGGAACGGTACTGCGTGGGCTTCGTCTGGTGTCAAGGTAGAAGCATCAGCTACGAATGGTCATATTAAAATAGGCGACGAAGATGTGACCGTGTACGAACTGCCTGCCGCGTCTGCGGCAGTTGTCGGTGGCGTTAAGGCAGGCGCAGGTCTTGAGGTGTCGTCTGATGGCACTTTGAGTAAAACTATATCGTATTACAATGTAGTACGTAATGATGGTGAGAGCGATAATGATGCCCTAACTCGTGCAGTAGGTGAAGCTGCTCCCATTGAAGGTGATATTGCGGTCATACAGACGCTTATTGCTGAGGGCAAGTATTCTTATATGGCGTTTGTGTATGACGCTGGCGCATGGAAGGCTATGGACGGCAATGTAAGCGCCGAGAATGTTTATTTGTCTGCGGATATAGTAACCGCTGGTAGTTATACTCAGGTGGGCAACATTACTAAGGGCGCTAATGCCACCGGTTCTATTCCTGCTGCTGGTAAGAGTGTTAAGGATGTCTTTCAGGCGATATTCACCAAGGAGATGAATCCGACTGCTACTGCTCCTGCGGCAAGTGTAACGATGACACCTTCTGGTGCTAAAGAGGTTGGCACAAAGGTTACTCCGTCTTATACGGCTACGTTAAGTGCTGGCTCTTATACTTATGGTCCCGCCACTGGCATTACCGCTAAGTCTTGGGCCATATCTGCCACTGGTGGCGAGACCGCTACTACTGCTACTGGTTCTTTTGCGGAGCTGACTATTGCAGATAATACAAATTACAAGATTAGTGCTACTGCTACCTATGAACAGGGCAATATGCCTGTGACCAATCTTGGCAATGAATATGGCGCGGCACGTATCCCCGCTGGTTCTAAAACTGCCAATTCTGCGGCATTGACTGGTTATAGGTCTTTCTTCTACGGTTCTAAGACGGCGGCTATTGAATTGAATAGTACCAATATTCGTGCGCTTACCAACAGCAATAAGGCTGTAGTAGCTAATCAAGAGTTTCAGATGCCTGTTGTCGAGGGTGCGGTGCAAGTTATTGTAGCCTTCCCCACCAGCATCAATAAAACACTTAAAAAGGTGTTAGATGTTGGCGCGTTTGGTACGGATATAGTGTCCAGTTTTACCAAGCAGGTTGTGTCTGTTGAGGGCGCGAATGGTTATGCCGGCGTTAATTACGACGTTTATGTTTATGCGCCTGATGCTGCGCTTGGTGCGAATACTTATAAGGTCACGATTGGTTAAAGGGACGGATGGGACGATATGAGGATTTTATTACATCTATACGTGATGAACGCCCTTTGAATTGTAAGTTTGATAATTCTGAACAACATCATATTATTCCTCGCTGTATAGGTGGTAGCGATGATGCCGATAATTTAATTTATTTAACCTATCAAGAGCATTTTACGGCGCATCGCTTATTGGCTGAAGATAATGCTGATAATTTCAGTTTAGTGTCTGCCTTTTGGCGAATGTGTAATTGCGGTAAAGATTGCGACGCAACAGCGTATGCACAAGGTCGTGCTCTATTTGTGCAACGTTTGAAGCAAGATTACCAAGGCGAAGGAAACCCTTTTTATGGTAAACACGTTACTGAGGAACACGCCGCTAAAATGCGTGAGGGGTTAAGTCGTGCGTTGCGCGGACGTGTTATTTCACCAGAGCATCGTCAGCATTTGAGCGAATCCTTACAAGGCAAAATGAAGGGTGTTCCTAAATCAGATCAGATGCGGCAAAACCTTAGTTGCGCCTTAATGGGGCATACTGTCTCGCAAACAACGCGAGATAAAATTGCTGCTGCTCAACGTGGTGTGCCTAAAGGGCCATATCCTAAGCGATATTATCATTGTACCTGTGCTGAATGTAATCTTCCATTTGTAGGCACTTCGTCAAGCTCCAAATATTGTGAGGTGTGTAAGCAGATTAAAAATTAGTGAAAGGATAGCTATATATGGCTGATTATATAGAAAATTTTGCATCCAAACTTGATTTTGCGATGCCGTTCCAGAGGACTGGCAAGTTCCCGTTGGATCGTACTGACCTGTTTAGCTCTTATGCCGATGCCGTAAAGTATGCCGCTGGTGATACTGCTGACCCTGATAGCCGCGCATTATGTGGCACTTCTTATGTAGGTCAGGTTATTACCGTCTTTGAAAACGATGTTGTTACTGTCTATAAGATAGGCGCTAATCGTCAGCTTGAGTCGATTGGTGGTGCGTATATTCTCCCCAAGGCAAGCGCGACTGAGCTGGGCGGTATTAAGGTGGGCGCTGGTCTTAACATTTCTGAGGAAGGCACGCTGTCTGCTACTGGTGGCGGTACTGCTGATGCTGTTGAGTGGGCTAATGTTATTGATAAGCCTACTAAATTATCTCAGTTTACGAACGATCTTGAGTTTATTGATAAGACGGTTAGTAATTTAGTCAATTATTACGACAAGACCAGCGTAGACCAGATGATTGGTCAAATCGCCACTCTAAGTGTACAGAAGGTCGATAGTCTACCTGTCGAAAATATTAAGACCAATGTTATATATCTGATAGCCAAGGCCGGTACTACTGGCAACGATCTGTATACAGAATATATGTATATAGACAATAAGTGGGAGATATTGGGCGATACTTCTATTGATTTAACCAATTATCTCACTAAGACCGGTGACGCCAGCGCGACAACTGCGGCGTTCACTGCTGCGGCAGCTCGTGCATTGCCTGTTACTGGCGAGTCTTTGGCTATTATTATTGGCAAGGTTATTAAGTATCTTGCCGACCTTAAAGATGTCGCCTTTAGTGGTGATTATAACGACTTATCGAATAAGCCGAATAGCATCAAATATCACGACCTGTCTGTTACCACTGCTACTGCCACTTATACTGCTGAGGGTACTGTGCTAAATGTATCTCTGATAGATGCGACCACAAAGGAGTCTGTATTGGCAGATGTTACCATTGAGGCTGATAACAAGGTGACAATCATCTGTGCCGAAGCTCCTGCAAATGCACTGACCGCCCGCATAACTTATGTGGGGGTGTAATGATGCATGAAGTGTTATGCACCGGTTGATGACTCAAAAGATGTAACTACTAAAGAGTATGTAGATGCGGCAGATAGCGTTAAGCTCGAAGAAAAAGATTTAACCGAGCTTACCAATCCAGAGGTTTTGACTATCTGGAATACTATATTTGGTAACTAAGGGGTAAGATATGGCGATTAAATATAATGGCGAAAATGTAATGACGTATCTTCTTACTTTGTTGAAGGGTAAGTTTGATACTAAAGTAGATAAAGAGACCGGCAAGGGTCTGTCAGAGGCAAACTTTACTGCCGATGAAAAGACCAAGCTGGCAAATATAGCGGCAGAAGCTAATAAGTATGAACTGCCTAAAGCTACCGACACTGAGCTGGGCGGCGTTAAGGTTGGTTCGGGCTTGAAGTCGGATGTCGATGGTAAGATTAGTGTTGATACGGTTGATAATCTCACCTCCACCGATTCCAGCAAAGCTCTGTCAGCAGCTCAGGGTAAGGCTCTAAAATCTGCTATTGATAAGATGACTGGCGATATAGGCGCACTTGGCGGCGGCGATATGATGAAAGCCACCTATGATACCGATGATGACGGTGTTGTAGATGATGCTGCCAAGCTGGGGGGTCAGGCCCCTGCTTATTATGCTGTGGCTGAAACAGTCAATACGGCGTTGAGCGGTAAGGTGGATGTGATTGCAGGCAAGCAGTTGTCTACTGAGGATTACACTACCGCTGAGAAAACTAAGTTGGGCAATATTGCGGCTGGCGCGGAAGTGAACCAGAACGCTTATGCTAAGGTGAAGGTCGGCGCGGTTACTCTGACTGCCGGGGACAAGAGCGACACGCTGAATGTTGAAGCGGGTGCGAATATGTCCGTTACCGCTGATGCTACCGGCAAGAAGGTTGTCATAGCTGGTGATTATAAAACTGCTACTGTCGATACTGCTGGCCTGATGTCTGGCGCAGATAAGGCGAAGCTGGACGGGCTAAGTAATTATGACCTCAGCGCGGCAACCGCTACTAAATTGGGCGGCGTCAAGATCGGTGGCAATGTCGATGTCGCTACTGATGGCACGATTTCTGTTAAGGATGCTTCCACTGCGCAAAAGGGTGTTGTGCAACTTTCCAGTGCTACTGACTCTGACAGTGAGGTGGTAGCTGCTACTGCAAAAGCCGTTCAGTCTGCTTATGCTCTGGCGAATAGCAAGCAATCTCCTGCTACTACTCTTGCGGGATATGGCATTGGTAATGCTTACACTAAGGATGAGGTTGATGGTCTTGTAGCCAGTTCTTTCCACTATAAAGGGACTAAGGCGAAGTATTCCGATTTGCCTGCTGCTTCTAATAAGGTTGGTGATGTTTGGAACATTACTACCGCTGATAAGGCTAATAATATCAAGGCTGGCGATAATGTAGCATGGACTGGCACTGAGTGGGATGTTCTTGCCGGTGTTGTAGACCTGTCTGCATACACTCCGACCGATGAATTTGTTGAGTATACCAATCCTGAAGTACAGGCTATCTGGGACAAGGTTTTCACGGCGTAAAAATTGATTAAGGGGGCAACATGGTTAATTATTTTGGCAATAATGCCGTTACCAAGCTGCTTCAACTCTTAAAACCACAACTTGATGCTAAAGAGGTCGCTGGTAATAAAGTGACCTCTATTACTTCTGATAGCACTGATATACAGTATCCATCTGCAAAAGCTGTTTACACTTTATTGGATGGCGCTGTTAGGTGCGAGGTAATTGATACACAGCTCATCTTTTATGCGGGTGCTACCGTGAGTGGCACTAATTTAATTGTAGGATAGTGGGGTGAGTTTATGGCTGATATAAAAACAATTACTGTTAATGGTATTACTTATAACGTCAAAGACGATACCTCGTTCTCTGCAAGTGGAGGTACGCTCACTGGCCCCCTCACTCTGGCTGGTGCGCCTACTGCCGACTTACATGCTGCTACTAAGAAATATGTGGATGATGGCGATAAAGACAAACTCAATAAGACTGGCGACACTATGACGGGCGCGTTGACGCTTTCTGGTGAACCCAGCGCCAATCTCCATGCGGCCACTAAGCAGTATGTAGACAATAAGCAAAAAAGTGTGACTGTTACATTGACTGTGGCAAATTGGTCGAGCAGTAATACGCAGACTGTTTCTGTCAATGGGGTGACTACTTCTAACATGGTTTTTATTGCACCTGCTCCTGCGTCCTTTTTGGCGTATTGTGATGCACAGGTACGCGCTACTGCACAGGCGGCGAATAGTTTGACCTTTACGTGTGAGAGTAAACCCGAAGCGGCATTAACAGTTAATATAGGTATCTTTGGTTAAACCAAAATTGAAGGAAAGGAATGAGGTCAGATCGCTGGCAAGAAGAAAACAAAAAAGTCTGCATCGTCTAAGGTGAAGGTCTCATCTAATGATGTTAAACGGTGTGGCTTATGTCCTGCGGGTGAACAGCTTCACCCTATTGAGGACTTTTATTTAACTACTAACCCTATACACGCAGACGGGCGTATGCCGGTATGTAAAACCTGTATGGCAAAAGCTTTGCTGGGTGACGATTATAGCAAAATTCAGGTACAGCCGTTCGCGGACCTGTTGCAAAAGATTGATGCTCCATGGTTTCCTGAAGTCTTGAACAGTTCGATTGCACAGTATAACAAGGGCTGTCAAGGTAAGACTGTGGCGAATGAGAGCCGTAAGCAGATAATTAGCAATTACTTGCGAAATATTAAGGTTCTCAAGCAGTATCGTAACGCCAAGGGCGAGACAATGACATGGCAGGAGTCGCAAGACTTTCTTGCCGCTAAGAATAATAGCGATGAGCCGTTGCAGCTCACGCGCCCTGTTGAGGCGGGATTTGTGCCGGTTACAGACCCAGACAAACCGATGTTTGCGCAGGATAAAGACGAACCTGTTACTATTACTGACGACATTATTCATTTATTCGGTGATGGTTATACTTACGACGAGTACCGACGTATGTTAGCGAAGTACAACCAACTCAAAGAGTCTTACGTTGATTTCACCAGTTTCCACACCGAAGCACTGGTTACTTACGTGCGTTTTAAGGTACAGGAAGAAATTGCTGTTGCTAAAGGCAATATTGGTGAGGCGCAAAAGTGGTCTAAGATGGCTGCGGATGCCGCAGATAGGGCTAAGATTAACCCAAAACAGATGAGCAAGGCTGACCTTGAGGGTGGCATTAACAGTTTTTCGGAATTAGCTCAGGCTATCGAGCAGGCGGTTGATGTCATACCCATTATGCCGCAGTTCCGCTATAAACCAAATGATGCTACTGATTTTTTGATTTGGTGTTTTGTGAATTATCTGCGTCGGCTTGAAGATAAGCCGGAGTGCTCTTATGAGGATGTGTACCGCTTTTATGATGAACGCAAAAAAGCATACATCGAACAATATGGCGATCCGACAGGTATTTTTGCTGATGACCCTACTGAGGTCAATCGTCCGCAAATAGAGCGGTTTATTATTGTTCCAAAAGATTCAATGGCAGATAACGAGTCGAGTGAGGTGGTGCTGGGTGGCGATTGATTATTCGCAAATTCAGTCCAAATTCGGTGACTCTTTAGAGAATTATGTGAATTTCGCCAGTTATTGTCGTTGGTATCCTGACAAGTTTCTTGACTTATGTAAAGGCCCTAATAACGGCTTTAAACTCGACATGGATGAACGTGTGCTAATGCGTTCATTGGCAAGATTTTTCAGCACATACGGTTGCTTGCCGAGAGGTGCAGCTAAGAGCTTTAGCGCACAGGCTGTACAATATGTCCTTGCTATTTGGTATCCCGGCATTACTCTCGCTGTTACTGCACAGACGAAAGAAAATGCCTGCAAAATTATGAAGGATAAATATTCCGAACTAACACGCGCTTATCCTTTATTGTCTAATGAGATCGCTAAAACAACTTTTACGCGCAACGAATCGGTTATTGTCTTTAAGAACGATTCTCGTATAGATGCCTTGGCTAACTCTCAAACGTCTAAGGGACAACGACGCAAGCGTATCAATGTTGAAGAAGCGGTATTAGTAGATAATTTTACCTTTCAAGACGCTATTGAACCCATTGTTGAAGCTCCTCGTTATACAATGGGCAAATTGGGTATTGTTGACCCATGCGAATTGAATCAGCAGATTAACTTTCTCTCTACTCCCGGTTGGCGTTCGTCAGATGAATGGCGGCACTCTGTTACTATGTGCCGTGACATGATTGACCTAAAGGGGTCGATGGTTATTGGTGCGGACTGGATGCTGCCCTGTTGGTTCGGTCGAGGCTCGTCTAAAACGCAAATACTCGAAAAGCGACGCAATATGTCACCAACGGCTTTTGCGCAAAACTATGGCGGTACATGGACAGGCAGCTCGGACAACGCCCTTATTGACATCAATCACTTTATGGCGTGCCGCAAACTGGATAAGGCTATTATGCAAGCCGAAAGTAACACCGATGAATACTATATGGGTGTTGACGTGGCGCGTTCACAAAAGACTAACAATAACCAATCTTCTATTGTGGTGGCTAAGGTTGACCGAGACCACGGCACTAACCGTGTCAAACACGTTGACATTGTTAATGTAATGAGCGTGCCGAACATATTAAATTTTTCCGCGCAAGCGGCAGTTATTAAGCGCACAGCGGCGAAATACCACCCCAAGATGGTGATTTGCGATGGTAACGGTCTGGGTTCTGGTTTGATAGATAAATTGCTGGAAAATAATGTAGACCCTATTACGCAAGAGACATACGAGGCGTGGGATACCATTAACACCACTAACCAATCAGAAGACCGCAATGCTCCTAAGTGTTTGTACGATATTAAAGCCCAAGGTGTGCAATCTCGTATTATTACAGACTTTATCAATATGGTAGATAGTGGAACATTGCGGTTGCTATGTAAGCGTGAGGAGGCCGAACTCTATAATGAGTGGCAAGCTAACAACGACTTTGACATTACACCGTATGTGCAAACTGACCTATTGTTTGATGAGGTTGCTAATCTCAAGCTTAAATATCAGGCAAGTGGCGCACTATCAGTCGAAAAGGTGGTGCGGCAGCTTGATAAGGATAGATTCTCTGCGTTAGTCTATGTTCTCTATTATATTAGTGAATTTGCATCGGCGCTCACCGTAAAGAAGTCAATGCCTATCGACTTCTTTGTTTTTCGTGCGCCTAAAATTAAATAAGGAGGTGTTGAGGTGGCCGACAAAGAGAAGGCGGCAACGCTTGAACACGTAGAGGCTGCTACGCCTCCCATGTCTCTTGCTGCTGAAGCGAGTAAAACCTTCGATGTAGCAGGGCTAAGAACCGAGCGACAGCAAGCGTGGTTTGCTCAAGTCGCCAAGATTATATATAAAGACCTCAATAATAGTACACGTTCTACTGTTTTCTCTAAGTACACCAAAGACCAAATAGCATCCTACCTACAAAACCCTGAAGCCAATGAGGAGCAACTGCGTAATGCGGTTGTCATGTTGTATAACCTCAGTTCGCATTTTGTACGCCTTATTCGGTATTTCAGCGAATTGGTGGATTGCGCTTATATTATTAGTCAAACAGCTTTTGATGAGTCTGACGATGAGCAGGAGACTTTAGATAAGTACCAGAAGACTGCTGTGTTTCTGGCTGGGTCCGACCTAAAGACGCAGTGCCAAAAAATCTTAACCGTGTGCTTCCGTGAGGACGCTTGTTATTGTACGACATGGATTACTAAAACGGGAATGTCGTTTCAGATTCTTAATCCACAGTATTGCAAGATAGTGTCACAAAGTCAGAACTGCTTAAATATCGCATTTAATTTTTCGTACTTTGATCAATACAATGATGAGTTGGAGTTCTACCCTGCCGAGTTCCAGACCAAGTATCAACAATATCAAAAAGACACTACCCAGCGTTGGATAGAACTGGATGCTCCTTATTCGTTCGCTATTAAATATCATCAGGATTTGTTATATTGCCTGCCTCCGTTGGGCGGTATTTTGCGTGAGATATATTCACTGGAAGATTATCGCGATTTGAAATTGACGGCTCAGGAATTGCAGAACTATAAGCTATTGGTGATGGAGCTTGGCCTGAATAGTCAGGGCGAATGGAATCTGGACTTTGAGAAGGCTAAAGACTTTTTCTACAATTTGGAAGCTGTGTTACCGCCGCAAATAGGCGCAACATTGAGTCCTATGAAGATTACCCCTATCGACTTTGAACGTAGTGGTACTGCCGAGAGCGATAAGGTAGCAGAGTGCCAAGACTCTATTTGGGCATCGGCTGGCGTTAGCAGTCTTATCTTTTCTGGGTCGTCCACATCTTCTCGTGCGCTGGAAATCAGCGGTATGGCAGACGAGTCGATGACATGGAGTTTGGTGCAACAGATTGGCGTAGCTATTAACCGCATTTTACAAAAACAAACGTTTGCCAAGAGTTTTCGTATAGTGTTTTTGCCTTGTGGTCGTTACACCCGTGAAGCATATCAAAAGTCGTTGAGTAGCGGTATTCAGTATGGCCTACCTGTTACTCCCTTGCTGGCAACGATGGGATTGGAGCCGTTATATGCGCTTGGGTTGAACCATATCGAAGCCAAGGTACTTGACCTATCCAATAGGTTTGTGCCGCTTCAGAGCGGTAACACCATTTCAAAGTCTGAGGGAGGCAGGCCGCAAGCTGAGGGTGGCGACTTGACTGACGAGGGCGCACGCAGTCGTGAGAAGAAGTAGGTGTAGTAATGGACAAGTTTATATTAGTGTTTGATGAAAACGCAAAAGAGCAACTGTTAAAAGACGGTTATAAGTTGCTTTCTTCTGTCCCCTCTCCTATGGGTATGGCTTATTACTTTGAGAATAAGCCCGAAGTAACTAAGGTGTTCGCAGGCCAACAGGTCGTGTTCACAAATATACTCCCCTTTTAAGGGGCATTAAGCCCATGAAAGGAGGTGAGATGGATGGATAACAAGCTATTTACTTGCAGGGCGACTTATAGTGTTGACGATTCTTATGTGTCTGACAAGTTTATAAAGCTCCGCGTGAAGATTTGCCATACTGGTCAGAATCTTAATGGCAGTGTGATTGATGTGGATACGCTCAAAGCGGCGTTGCCTACGCTTGCCAACTCTCCCATCTTAGCTCATGTGGTTAAGCAGGAAGATGGCACTTATGACTTCGCCGGTCACGATATGAAAATAATCCCCGACCCTATGAATGAGGGTGAATATCGTATCGAATATCTGGAAGCACCGGTAGGTGTATTTCCCGCTGACAATCTGGAATCGGTTATTGTCGAGGAAGGAGACCGCCATTATTTGTATGCTAATGCTTATGTGTGGCGTGGATACAGCAATCTGGCCGGGGATATTATTGCGCAGCGTGAAACAGCAGATGTGTCTATGGAAATTGCCATAGATGCTTATGAGTATAGTGAACAAGATAATTTGTTCTATATAACAGCTTTCCAGTTCGCAGGGGTGACTTTGCTGGGTGCAAATAAAACTCCCGCTATGGAAGGTGCAGAAGCTACTACAAAGTTCTCCGTTGAGGAAAATGATGAAAAACTGGCGAAATTGCTCTTTGCGTTAAGCAAGGAGCTTTGTAATAACCCCCGAAAGGAAGGTGACACTGAGTTGCCCAAGACTAAGAATACTGTTCCTGTTAAGGAAATAGACAAGCAGGAAATACCGGCAGAGGAAATGGAGACTATGAACACTCAGACTGAGGATGTGGGTGAGGTAACTCCCGCTGAAGAAATGGCTGAGATCGCTACGTTCTCTGCGTCTTATGAGCAGAGGCGTGAGAGTTTACGACAAATTATGCCTTGCCACTGCGATGAGACTTCCGAAATGTATTGCTATCTGCTTGACTTCGATGACCAGTATGCGTATGTCGAAAAGCATTTCTGGACGATAGATAAGCATGAGCGCACTAACGGACGTTTCGCCTATAAGTTTGATGAGGCCACGCAGTCTGCTGAACTGACTTCCGATTTTGAGCGGATGATAGTTAAGTGGCTGACTGTGGAGGAGGCCGCCAAGTTAGAGGAGTCTCGCAATGTATTCACCGAAGTCGAGGAACTGCGTGCTTATAAGCGTGGCATTGAGACTGAGCAGGTGTTTGCCGAGTTCCCCGATCTGGTTGAGAACGAGCAGTTTATGGCATTAAAACAGGACAATACCAAGTTCTCCATAGAGGAACTGAAGCGTGAGTGTTATGTCATACGTGGCATGGCTCATGTGCCTGCGGCGCAGGACGATGAGGAAATTGCTCCCAAAATTTCTGTCAAGCATATCGCAGATGAGCTGAAGAACACCCCTTATAACGGCGTTTTTGAGGCTTATGGCATTACTAAGAAAAACTAAATCAGGAGGAAAACATAATGCACGGCATTTGCATAACTGAAAAGCTGTCCGGCACTTTTAATGGTGTCGATCTGGTGTCTGTCCGCTACATGGTGGGCAACACCCCCACTGCCATAGATAACGGTAGTGTAGTAGAGGTGGGCGCACTTGAGGCCAACTCTCGTGAGGTCTGCAAGGCTACTGCCCCCAAGAAGAATTCTGCTAAGGCTGCTATCGCGCTGATAGCCTCCCCTGAAGTTATTTATGATGAGCGCCTTCGGAACGACCTTGGCAACTTTGAGAACGAGGCCAATGCGGTCTCTCGTGGCTATCTGCTTGAGAAGCCTCATCAGATTTTTGCTGTGACCGGCGAGGTTCTGGATGGCGATACCGCTCGTATAGTGGGTGCGGCTGTGGAGCTTCAGGATGGCACTAAGCTGCTGGCTGTGGCTACCAATACTCAGGGTTCTACTAAGATTGGCGAGATTATAGAGGTGTTCACCAAGAAGGGTAAGACCTATTACGCCATCGAAACTTGCTAATCAAACGATAGGAGGATAACATAATGGCTTTCGATATAACCAAAATTAACGATGTCGCTCAGGTCGCTGCCGACATCACCAATGGTCGTTCCCTTCAGGGCTACTCCACTGAGGACGGCAATAAGCTGGTTTACGATGCTCTTGTAGATGCCAATAACGGCAAGACTTATCTCGACCCTCGTGACCTGCGTGACGGTAAGTGCTCTGCTCTGTTCGCTCTTATTGAGACCATCATCAAGAAGACTGTTGTTGAGGGCGTAAAGGGTGATCCCTTCCTGAGCAAGCTGGTCGAGACCCGTGTAGTTAATGCTGGTGAAAAGCCCATATTCCGCATTAAGGACGCCAACTGGTACACCGTATCTGAGGTTTCTGGCGGTAATCAGGCTCTCCGTCGTCAGCGCATAACCGGCACTGAGGAAGTGACCATTCCTACTCGTTGGCACGCTGTTAAGATATATGAGGAGATGGAGCGCCTGCTGGCTACCATCGCCAATATGTCTGAGATGATCTCTGATGTCAACGCCTCCTTCCAAGAGGACATCTGGCAGCAGATAGCTGTTATTTGGCAGAGTCTTACTCAGGAGCAGATCGGTGGCGCTGTTTACGACATCACTGGCTCTTGGGACGAGGAAGCTATGCTCAAGCTGATTCAGCACGTTGAGGCTAAGTCCGGCCAGACTGCCGCCATTTATGGCACTATGCTTGGTCTGTCTAAGATGACTTCTGGTGTTGTCGCTGATTCTGCTAAGGAGGATATGTATAACATAGGCTACTACGGTAAGTTCCGTGGTACTAATGCTATCAAGGTTCCTCAGAGACACAAGATTGGTACTGATGACTTCCTGTTCAATGATAAGGTGCTGACCGTTCTGGCTGGCCCTGTTAAGCCTGTGAAGCTCGTCATTGAGGGCAACCCCCTTATCAACCTTGGTTCTTTCTTTGACAATCAGGACCTTACTCAAGACTATGTATATGGTCAGAAGTATGGTGTGGGCTATGTTGCCGCTGAGGGCGTCATAGGTCGTAATACCCTGTCTTAATAAAGCAATAATGCGGGCTACTCCTTTGTGGGGTAGCCCTTTTTGGAATGAAAGGAGAGATTGTTAATGGCTAATAAGGCCAGCACAACCAAGAGCGCCAGCAAGAGCGCAGCCCCGAAAACACCCAAGCAGACTAAACCGAAGTCTGAGCCGGTTGTTCCAGTGCAGGATACAAGTACAGTACAAGTCGAGGACACAAGTTCGCCCATAGTTGAACCTCCTGTTCAGCAGGTGTGGCGTGCCAGCGACCATTTGACTGAGCGCGTTCCTGTGCGTAGCGCTATATACGGCACGCTAATATATGTAGACTCCCTCACGCATCGTAAATGGGTGTGGACGGAGTTTGGCCAGCGCCATGAAATTGCGTTAGAGGTATTAGAAAATGCCCGTAATACTCAGCCCTCTTTCTTTATAGATGGATGGTGGGAGATTGACAGTGAATACGTACACAAACAAGAGGTGCTGGATTTTCTTGACGCAGGCAAGTTCTATCAGGCTGAGGTCAGCATTGATAACTTTGATTCTTTGCTCAAAAAGTCTACTGCCGAAATTAGTGCCGTAACTTCCAAACTGCCTGTGACGCAAAAGGTACAGCTTGCTCGTAGGGCGCAAGAGCTTATCAATGAAGGCAAACTGGATTCTGTCAAGGCTGTTCGTGCGCTGGAAAAGACTCTTGGTGTCAATTTTGAGATGTAGGTGACAGGCGATGGCAACATCATACTCAACTGTGTATAATGCTGCCCTATTCTATTTCCGTGACACCGACCTTTTCTGCCTGATCGAAGCAGAAGCCGAGGCTGTGTTGCACGGCTATATGATGCAGGCAGTAGCAAATTTTGCTCCATACTGCAAGCATGATTTGCTTGACCGTGATGAGGAATACGGCGAGTTCAAGGCCGACCTGACTGATATTGAGGTGGATATACTCGCCTTGGGTATGGCTGTTGGCTGGACTGAGCACCGTGTTCGTTATCAGGACAATTTGCGAGATCGTATGTCGTCTAAGGATTATACCTATCATAGTCGCGGCAATTTGCTTGCGTCTATGCACGACATTATGAACACGCTTAATCGTAAGTTTCGCAATCGCATGATGGACTATACGTATAACAACGGGGACATCTCCTCTCTGCATATATAGGAGGTGTTTATGTCTCTTACTGTATTTCTCAATGCGTTGACGGGACGCTTATACAAAATATTGCCAATGCGAGAGCATCAACTCGCTGGCGAGGAAGTTTATTTGGAGTGCTATCTATGCACTTTGTCGTTAGAGTTAGAAGGCGCAGGTTACACCTTCCCCTGTCTATGCGATGACGCTGACTATATCACTATTCTTAATACGGTTAATGGCATTGACTGTGAAGATGATGTGCGGCTGATTCGACGCGAGACCTTTAAAATGTTGCATTTGCTGGACAACATCAAATGCAAATATGGCGGTGATGATGATGCCTAATACTAATTGGGGTTTGCACAGAAGGTATTACGGCGAACATCATACTGACCGTGATGCGGCTGTGGCAGAAGCAAGAGCAGATTTTATGTTAGATGCTCCGCTTAATCCGGCGTGGATGATTGCCACTGTGCGTGGCGTGCAGATTGGTATGCTGGTCAAAGCGTCTGATGCGCCGGAGGAAAAATGGTTCAATGCTCCGTATGATGCCGATATTAAAATAGGCGATATACTGACACTCAATGGTTATGAATGGCTTTGTACCAAGTTGAGTAACACCGATGATGTAACGCTAAAAGGCTTTATTAAGCAATGTAATCTGAATTTGCAGTTTCAGCTTAATGACAGCACGATTCATAGTGCATGGTGCGTATTTGACTCTGGTGTTTACTCTACTACGTTGCACGGTGGTAAATACGGCGACGTGGGCGCACAGCAGTTTAAGGCGTATCTTCCCTATAACGAGGAGACCCGTTGTTTACAGCGTGATAAGCGGCTGGCTACTGAGATATTGTATTATCCTGATGGCTCAAAGCATTTGCGCTGCTATAAGGTGACTGCTAATGACAGTGTGAACGGTGCGTTCGGTGAGGGTCGATACATTGACCTCAAGTTAATTGAAGACCTTGATTCATCTGCCGACAATGTGGATTTGATGATATGTGATTATATTGCACCCGACGCTGATCTTGATAAGCCGGGAGGTGGATGGATTTAATGCCGAACCTCTCTGAGTATACCGATATTAAAAAAAAGATTATCAATCTCATAGTTCACGACCGTGAATGTGTAGACTTAATCTCTAACACAACCGGCAAGACGTTGCCTGCCGCTGATTTGATTCAAACTTCTAAGTCTGTCAATCAGATACACCCGTATGACTTTATGCCGGGGTCAACCGAGCAGGCTGAGTGCCATGTGGGTGTCGAAGTATATGACGATAAAATTATCAATAACGCGGTGGCGAGGTACGAGGTTGATATTTTGATTTTTGTGCCGACTGTGTTGATGGTAATGGACGGCGGCGTGCGGCGTGACGCTATCGCGGCGGCCATAGATAGGCTGATAAACAATAATCTGTCATTGGGCATAGGTGAAGTTAGGCGTATTCCGGGGGCTTGCAAAGAGCCGATGGATGGTTATAGGTTGCGTATTCTGCGGTATCGTGTGGGTAATTACAACAATCTGGGAGAAACCCTTAATGCCTTTAGATACGATTAAGATGTTTATGGGCGACCCGTATGTGCTGAATGAGCATATTACGATACGCCAACCCACATTGCGTGAGATTATTGATTATGGTGAACGCGACTACTTATCTATGGTATCTTTGTTGACTGCGTATCCGTCCGATATGAAATCAGTGCTTTGGGATATGGGCGTTGACTATACCAAAGTGACAGATTTTGAAGTCTTTGTCGCCTTTTACCGTTTTCTAACTCCCGATAAAACTTCTATTCTATTTGGAGATTTGAACCTGTCTGCTTTAACTCCTGACACTAATGCCGTTGGCGAGATGTGCTTAGTCGGGCCAGATGGCACGGTGATTGATTGGAATATTCACCGTATGATTTTTGAGTTTTTGGCAACTTCTCACATGATGCAAAAGCAGAGAGAAAAACCGGGCAATGAGCGCACCAAACAGGTGCTTATTGATTGGGACAGAGAAGACCGTGAGGCCGCAGCACGTAAGCCGTATCGGTCTCCATTTGTGTCGTTAATTTCTGCCATGGTAAACAGCGCAGGTTTTAAATACGACCATCAAACAGTTCAGCAACTCACCATTTACCAGTTTTATGATGCCGTACAGCGTATTCAGCTTATCAATTCTGCTCAATCGCTATTGTCTGGTATGTACAGTAACCCGTTTATGGACAGCACAAAAATAGACAAAAAGTATCTGAACTGGCTGGGTGAGTTTCCTAAAACATAAATAAAAGGAGAATATAATGAACAAGTCGAGTTTCGTTATTGATAAAATCCGTCGAGTGCTTTTCTTTGACGGTGCAGATGATGCCGTCCTGTTCAATCTGACCCAGATTGAAGATGTAAGCATGAACGCCACCGTTGATAACAATGAAGTTCTGGACGCTATGCAGAATGTTATTATGACCATCGAAAAGGCTAAGAACATGGAGATTGCCGGTAATGCGTCCTTCTTTGATATGGCTCTGCTTGGCGCTCAGTGGGGTAGCGGTGTTGAGGATTCTTCTGCCACCGTTAAGTTCGCTGTGCCTTGTTTTGAGACTTATACCTACAAGGCTGATGCGACAACGCACGAGCTGAAGCATGAGATAGCCACCGGCAGTCTGGGTACTGGTATAGCCAAGTATGCTTATAAGCTGAATAAGGACGGTTCTATCGCTAAGAAGTATGAGTACGTTGCTGATACTGCTACTGCGGATAAGTTCAGCATGGCTACTACTGGCAATAAGACCACCTTCACCCCTCCTACTGGCTCTCAGGATGGCGATATGTTCCTTATCGCCTATGAGTACGAGGCCAATGAGACTAATAAGGCTTCTCGCGTTGTTGACAATGCCGAGGTCTCTGCTAAATCTGGTCGTCTGATGATAGAGTGCCTGTTCCGTGACATCTGCAATAAGGAAATCATGTATTATGGTTATGTTGTATGCGATAACGCTCAGGTAGATGGTAACGTAGATGTCTCTCTGACCACCGATGGCAAGCACCCCTTCACTATTAAGGCGATGCCTGCTTATTGTGCTGAGGAGAAGAACCTGCTTACCTTCGTCATCCCCGATGTAGCGTAATGCCAAAGCTGGAATGTCAGTGGTGCGGCGCTGCTTATGACGCTTGCGCTGATTCGGTTAAATTAGGTTCTTGGCGTGCTTCTGCCTGTTGCTCTGAGCATTATCAGGCGAAGATTATTGCGCTGGACCTGCACGCCGGTAATATTACCGTGGATGAGGCGCGGCAAATGTTTGACGCTCTTGGCGTAGACCCTGCGACTGCGACTGCGGTTATTGGGTTGGACAAGTGTGTTGCACCGCTATTAAAACAAACTAATGACAAATTAACACCGCAAGCTGTCAGCCGCAAGGAGAAAAAGCGTAGGCGTTAAGATGTTAGAGCAATGGATTGACCGCCATTGCTCTTTTTCGATTATCACTGTAATGACGTGGTAATGGAAGAAGGGCAATGGTGTGGCGCTTTGAATGTATGTTTTTTCTTATAGGGAAGTACATTCACTGTGCTTCCCTATTTTTTACTGGTATGAAAGGATGAAATAAATGTTAACGATGCCTGCCTGTGGCGGCATACCATACGATGACGCTGACATGGTGTTCTTGGTTAACAGGAACCAGGTTATAGCGTATCTGGTAAATGACCCCGCTCTGCATTTGTATGATGTATTTTTGGGGTATGATAACAAACTTATTTATGTGTTCCGAAAGGCTGACACCAAAGAGCTTTTTCGTAAATGGAAAAACCATGAGCTATCTGTGCCGCATATAACAGGTGGTGTTTCATGCGATTGATAGCTACCGATCAGGCTTCTAATGTGTCTGGCATTGCTGTGTTGGATGATGGCGTGCCAATACATTATGAGGCGATTGATCTCTCTAAGGATAAAGACCCTGACCATCGCACTAAGGAAATGTTTTTGGCTATTGTGGCCCTATTTGAACAGTACAAACCCGACTACATTGCTGTAGAGGGCGTACAAAAACAGGCCAACGATAAAACCATGATTATGTTGAGTGGTTTACGCGGTATGCTTATTGGCTGGGCATATTGCCATTGCATACCGATAGTAAGTCCTATGCCGGTGGAGTGGCGCTGTGTGCTGGGTTATGCACAAGGGCCAAAGGTCAAACGAGAACAGCTAAAAGAACAAAGCGTCAATTATGTGCGAGAACGGTTTGGTATTGTCGCTACCGAGGATGAATGTGAAGCCATTTGTATTGGTGTGGCAATGTATTCCCAACTCGCAAATACAAAGTAAAGGAGTTTTCCTTCATTTATGGCAGATAACGAAGTCAAAGTAGCACTCCCCTCCCCTCTGGAAAATTTGCAGCTCCCCGACCCTGCATTGGTAACGTATTATGACAATGCTATCAATCATCGGTGTTTCTGGATAGATTATGACATAGACGAGACCTTGTTAGAGTTGGCGCGGAATATTATAGCCATCAATCGACAGGACAATGGCGTGCCTGTTGAGCAACGCAAGCCGATTGTGATTTGGGTATTTTCTTATGGTGGAGACTTGGATAGCACTTTCAGCTTCTTGGATATTTGTGCGCTCAGTCAAACGCCCATTATAACCATCAATGCTGGTATTTCTATGTCGGCTGGTCTGTTGATTCTGCTGGCGGGGCATAAGAGGTATTGTCTGCCTCGTTCGCAGGCGCTTATACATACAGGCAGTTTGTCGGGCTTGTCTGGCACGTATGAGCAGACTGAGGCATATATGAACACCTATAAAAAGAGTGTAGAGGTTATGCAGGAATTTGTGCTGAACCGCACTCGCATTGATAAGAAAGAATTTTCTAAAAAAAAAGCAAAAGACTGGTATTTAAATGCCGCAGAGCAGATTGAAAAAGGTGTTGTAGATGAGATACTGGATGATTTGTCCAAGGTAATGTAGTATGGGTGCTTTTTACGACACTTCTGCTTTGCTCATCGCTCAGGAGCAGGCATTTAATGAGCATTTCTTCATATCCAGTGTGACGGCGGCAGAACTGGAACATATCAAAACCAGTGATAGCAAGTCTGGCGAACTAAAATATCAGGCACGTAAATTGGTGCGGTTACTTGACGAACGTAAAGACGAATATACAGTTGTTGTGGATGATACGGCTGTGCGGGCCGAAGTGGACAAACACTTTATGCCGTTGTCCAACGACAATCTGATATTAGCCAGTGCGTGTTTAACATCATGTGAGATTGTATATAGCCAAGACTTGTGTATGCGCTTAATAGGCGCACAGGTGTTTGGGCTGAATATGCAGAGCTTTGAGCGCGTTGAGGATGATGAGGTTTACACAGGTTATAAACAAGTTGTGATGGCTGAATCGGAATATGCGACGTTCTTGAACCAACTGGATGATAATCGCTTTGGATGTTTGACAAATGAATATTTAATCTGTTATGCGGATATAGACATGGAAGTACGTGAGTGTTTCCGTTGGACGGGCGACGAATTTGTGCCGGTGTATAATAAACAACTGCGTTCGGTGTCTATGGGGGACAAGATTAAGCCCAAAGACGAGTTTCAGCGGTGCGCCATTGATAGTCTGATGAACAATACTGTCACCTTTATATCTGGTAAGACGGGTTCTGGTAAGACTTTGTTAGCTCTGACTGCTGCTATGCACCTTGTAGACACTTACAAATATGACCGTGTGGTTATAGCGAGTAACCCTGTGGCGGTGCGTGGCGTGCAAGCATTAGGTTATTTGCCCGGTACTGTCAATGATAAGCTGTTATCGGGTGCATTAGGCAATATCTTGACCTCTAAGTTTGGTGATCGGATGCAGGTGGAAATGCTGATTCAGCAGGGCAAGATTCGGTTGCTGGATTTGGCGGCGTGCCGTGGTAGTGAGATTAAGGATAATGAAATATTGTTTTTGACCGAGTTTGAGAATGTCACGGTTGATATGGCTAAAATCATACTCAGTCGTGTATCGTCTGGCGCAAAGGTGTTTGTGGATGGCGACTTTATTTCACAAACTGACAGCCATCTGTTTACCGGGGGCAACAACGGCATGAGGCGGTGCATTCAAGCATTTAAGGGCGACCCGCTATTTGGATATGTAGACCTGCCAAATATTTGGCGTTCTCATATTGCAGAACTGACCGAAAAGCTATAATACCCGACATGGATAAGAATGAAAGGATTAAAAATGTCAAAAAATATCAACTTTAAGAAGCAAGATGAATGGGTTGCGGCGAAAGTGCCGCAACCTTTTACTTTCGAGTATGAAGGCGAGACGATTGAGGTTAATCCTGTGTTTTCGCCTGAACAGTGTATGCGCATGGGGGATGAAATTACTGCCATAGTTGTAGGAGCAGATAGGTATTATCCTGAATTGCGCACTTTTGCTCAACGCTTATCGGTGGTTAATGCCATTGTAACTAACATCAAGATAGACAGAGACCATATTCTCCGGCATTGGAATTGGCTGATGTATACGGATTTTTATAACAAGTTGTGGCAAGCGTGCAGTGAAGATGTGCGGGATTTTATACGCAGTCTGTTTGATGCGGCTGAGGAGCAGATTAAACATTTACTGGATATACAACATAAGAATGCTGTGGATTTGCTGATGGAGACCCTTTTAGACAAAGCAAATCAGTGGATGGATAAACAGATTAGTGGTGTCAATGTGGAGTCTGTGCTGCAAGCTGTGCAAGACCTCAAAGAATTAAATCAAGAAGACAAGTTAGTACCGAAGATATTGGAATTTAGAGATAGGAACGGTGGTGACAATGAAACCGTTAGAGGAGAGGTTAGCGGAATACCTCAAGAAGAACCCTAAGAAACTGATGGGCCGTGGTGTTGCACCGCAGGCCCTACAACGGACAGCAGAGCGTTTTGCGAATATGGCAGAATTGGCAGCTAATAACGCTATACCGACAACCGGTAGTATTACAGCGGAGGCAAGTGCGGTCAAGATAGATGGTACTACTGCTATGTTTACAGTCGATTATGACCACGATACTGCTATGCGTGATAGCTTTTTACCAGACCCTAAAAATCCGTATTATTCGAGCGGTCAGGCTGATTTGCTGTATTTGTTCAACAATGGATGGGAGTATGACGATGCAAACGCGCCGTATGGAGAGTGGCGTGGTATGCGTGTTCGCGCCGTTTCCACTCGTGCAGGATCGCATTTTGTGCAAAAGGTAGCTGACTTGATGGAGAAGGCTGTGCCGGGATGCACTGTACAAATTAACCCCGCTTACGGAGTGCGTGAACGAGGGGGTGAGCAAGAATGAGCAATTATGACTTTCAAGTATTTACTCAATTAGTGCCGAGTGGGGCTACTATTTCTGAGTTACGCAAACAGGTACAAGATTATTTCGACAAAAATGCAATCAAGGTCAAATTTAGTAATTTCGACCTTAGTGGTGCTGCGTCAGATACAACTACCAAACAAATTAACGCAACCGCCAATGCGTTGCAAGCGATTAAGCTCTCTCTGCAAGAAATCAATACGGCGCGGAACAAGATAGTTAAGGCCGGTACTGAGAATACCTCTAACCAAATTCAGGCATACAATAAGCAGATTAAAGATAGTGTTGTTTCTCTTAAAGAACTAATTAACACGTATGCCAAATTGAATGGTGGTAAGAACGTTGAGTTCCGAGATTTAACCCCGTTGTTGAACCCTACTGATATTCAAGCGGCGACTGATGCTTTACGTAGCTTATTGCAGGGCGCGGGCATGAACGGTGCTGCTGTGGAGACAGCGCTGGCATCCTTTAAGAAGGGATGCTGGGAAGTGTCGGAGGCGGCGGCTAAAGCGGCTGATGCGGTGCAGAAAATGCACTCAGAAATGGCGGCTAAAGCGTCTGCGGCCACAGCAAAAACCGGGCAATCTGTTTACGCTAAATACAGTGATATATCTGCGCCGGATATTGCCAATTATACGGTGGATACGACCAAATTGGTGCAAAGTTATCAGGCGGTTAAACAACAGATTACCGACATACAGACCGTACAAAGTTCCGGTGCTAAAGTTTCGCAAGCACAGTGGCAGTTATTGATTGATGCTGCACAGCAGTATGAAATCGCTCTCAAAAATGTCAAGGTTGAACAAAAGGATGCTACGGCAACGCAAAAGAAGGCAGATAAAGAACTGGCCGATTTGGATAAGTTGCAGAACAAACTTACCCAGTTGCAAGCTACTTTTGGCGAAGGATACTTTAACAACCAAAAAACCATTATTCAGCGTTTAGGTTTGTCGTCCGCCGATGTTACGGACGCTACTAATGCTTTAGCTACATTGCGAACTGCTTATGCCCAATTAGAAGTAGCTATAAACAGCAATAACGCCGCAGACAAGCAGGCGGCAATCACCAATTTACAAACAGCATATCAGGGGTTTGGAGCTTCATTAAGGAACCTGCAAACTGCCGCTCGTGAGTTAAACAGTTCGCTTAATTCAGGCATCCAGTTCCAGAGGTTAAAATCTCAGGCACAAGCGTATTTTGACCAATACGCTACGGGTATACAACGTAATTCACAGCTCACTAAAGAGTGGCGAGCGCTTATTCAGAAAATTGGCAATGCAGACCAGTGGCAAAACAGTAATCAAGCTGCTATTGCTTTAGAGGACCTTAAACGGCGTAGCCAAGCGGCTGGCGTAGAAGTCACTTCACTCAACAAAAAGTTGCGCGATATGTTTGGCGACACATTATACGGTTTTGCCGTAGCACAGATTACGTCTGTCGCCACTAACGCCATTCATCAAGTAGTTACCAATGTTGTCGAATTAGACAAAGCAATGACCGACCTTCAGATAGCGTCAGGTCTGAACCGCACACAAGTCCGTGGTTTGATGGAAGATTACGGGCAACTGGCGCAGGCGATTGGTGCTACCACATTGGAGGTCGCTGAAGCGGCTGATGGTTGGTTGCGTCAGGGTTATTCCATGCAGGAAACATCAGAACTGATTAAGTCCAGTATGATGTTGTCCAAATTGGGTCAGATGAATTCTGATGACGCAACTAAGGCACTTACCAGTTCACTCAAGGGTTATCAGTTACAAGCCAGTAGCGCTACTGATGTTGTTAGTAAATTAGTGGCGGTTGATATGGAAGCCGCTGCTTCTGCTGGTGGGCTGGCAACTGCTATGTCACAAACTGCGACTCTGGCTGACCAAACCGGCATATCTATGGATAGGCTGATTGGTATTGTTGCAACCTTGATGGATGTATCCCAGCAGAGCGGAGAAAGTGTCGGTACAGCCGTCAAGTCCATGCTGGCGCGACTTGGTAATATAAAAGCGGGACGGTTAATTGATCCAGAAACCGGCGAAAGTCTCAGTGACGTCGAAACCGTCTTAAATAATATCGGCGTGAAGTTGCGTACCAATGCAACAGATTGGCGAGATTACCAAGACGTTCTGGATGATGTAGCTGCGAAGTGGGGTAGCTTGAATGAGACCCAGCAACGTGCGGTCGCTGTTGCATTGGGTCAAACCCGTCGTCAGGAGCAGTTGAACATTTTGATGGCGAACTATGACAAGGTTCGTCAATTCACTGAAACAGCAGCCAATGCTACTGGTACTGCTGAACGTAAATACCTCAACTACATGGATTCTGTTGAAGCCAAGATTAACACCTTAAAGGCTTCATGGGAGTCCCTGTCTCAAACTGTACTTAGCTCAGACTTGATTGTTGGCGGTGTGCAGTTCCTTTCTCAACTGATACAAGGGTTAGATAAGGTTGACAGTAAGTTGGGTGCAGTCCCCTCGGTATTGGCTGCGATTAGTCTTGTAGTAAGTAAGCGCGGCAAGGGTTTGTTTGGTCAGGAAGGGTTGTTGACCGCATCCTTGAACAAGAACGGTTCATCTGGTAATTTTTTGGCGCAACACGTCCAGCATAATTTCTTAACCAACAAGGATATATCTCTCTTACATCAGTATAATGAGGCTCTGAGTCAGTCCATAGCGGATGGCAACACGTTAGCAGACGCCCATACAAAGCTCACAGCAGAGTTGACTAAAGGCTCTGCCGCGTTCCAGCAATATGCTGTGCAGTTGGATGGCACAGGCGACAGCGTAGAGAAAGTCACTGCTAAGGGATTAAAACTTTCAGATGTGCTGTTAAATGTTGGCAATATGGCGTTAAATATGGCGCTTAGTGCGACAATTTCGATGGCGATTGGTCTTATCATCAAATGGATTGATCAGTACATACGCCGTATCGAACTTGCTCAGCAGAAAACACAAGAAGCGATTGGCGTCTGGCAGGGCGCAAACGATAAATTAGAAGAACAACGCACTAAGTTAGGCGATACTTCTGACCGTTTGGAAGAACTCAACAAGCTTAAAGCAGGTGGCGATTGGACTGAGCAGCTTGAAGCAGAGAAGCGAGAGCTGGAACTGCAAAATGGACAGATACGTGACCAGATAGAGCTTTTAAAGACTAAGGCCGAATTAGATAGGCAAGCCGCCGTACAAGCGCTCAAGGATGAAATTGCGACCACACAGGGCGCGACTCAATATGCTTTTGCTTGGAAAGTTGCGCCCTCTGCCGATGCTAAGGGGTATGCGGTGTCTGGACTGGCGGCAGATTCAGGCCAGAGGCAATATGTAACTGCCGATCAGAACGAGGCGCTTGAAATCGCTTTGGCTCGTTTGCACGAGATAGAGGCCAGCAAAAAAGAGTCGGGTAAACTGACCAAACAAGAACAAGCAGACCTTGAATCCATACGCACAACACTGACTGATGTTGGCCTTCAGTCAAATACGTGGGCTACACAACTTACGACTTTGGGTGAGGTTGATTTGGCTCGGCCTTACTTGGATGTTGTGTCTGCGGCAAGCGACGCAGTAGAATTAGCCAATCGTATTCAGGCCGATACCACCGTTTTATCTGATACGCTCAAACAGGCTTTGGATAGTAATGCCAATTTGACGGCATTAGCTGGTGGGTTGACTAAGACGCAGTTATTGGCCCGTCAAAATTCTGGTGCATATCAAGCGCTGGCTACTATTGCGGCCCAATACGGTAAGACCGTTGAAGACATTACTCCAATCTTAGAAGACTTGGGGTATTTGCAAAAAGAAGTTGCTGAGTCAACCGAAGACCTGAAAGACGAACAAGGCCAACTGAATGATATATGGGCAGCGGCGCGTAGTGCTGGTGACGATGCCAGCGACACTGTTAAAAACCTCAAGGCCGCGATAGGCACGGTGCAGGATTGGCGCAGCACCAAGAATGAAGTGGCGGCAGCCGTTAATACCATCAATAAGCTAACCGGCCTTCAATTGGATGTTAATGCTGACGGATTGCTGGATACGCTTGACTTTATATCCGCTTATTTGTCTGGTGATATAGAGAAGTTCGAGCAGTATGGTACAGCGGCTATTAAGGCGTTGGGTGTTAAGCCCGATGCGTCTGGTTTGCAAGCTGCATTGCAGGCGCTAATCACACAATTTGGATTACTCAGTGGTGCGGCGCAGGCAACAGCGGCTACAATATTGAGCGCATTTGAAAGCATTGGTGCAATCAAATGGGGTGGATTAACAGATTCGCAACAAGCGATTATGAACGACCCCAACGCTGACCCACGGGCCAAATCTTATATTGCCGCACAGCGTAAACGTGTAGTCAATGATGACTGGTTCAAGAGTGTTGCTGCCACCAGTAAGCGTTATGGTTCCTCTAAATCTGGTTCATCTAAGAAAACCACTGACTCTAAACTTGAAGCGTATAAGGCGTATATTAACGAGCTTGACCATCTGCTTGCTATGGAGCAAATCACCGAGCAAGAATATTATAAGCGCAGTTTGGACGCTTTTAATAAATACCTCGGTGACAAAAAGAAATACCAAGACCAGTGGTGGGCGCTTCAGGAGAAGTATTATAAGTGGTGGAAAAAGCAGGCAGAAGACTCGGCCAGAGACCGTTATGAGGCCGATAAGAAAGCTGCTGAGGACGCTTATAATGCCGAAAAGGAACGTATTGACAAGCTAAAAGACGCCAACGACGATTTGTTGTCCGCTTATCAGGATCGCGTCAACTTCCAGAAAAAACAGCTTAATCGTGCTGGTGATGAACGGTCTTATGACCAAGAAGTTGCGGCGGCAAATAAACGCATTGCCGATCTGAAAGCACAAATTGAAGTTCTGTCTTTGGATGATTCAGCCAAAGCCAAGGCAAAGCGGCTTGAATTGCAAGAACAGCTCGACGACGAGTTGCTTGATTTGGACAACAAAATGTATGACCGCTCGGCAGATGTGCAAAGCGATGCTCTGGATGATAGTCTGGACGAATATTCGCGCTATATTAAGGCGCAGAATAAGCTGCTCGACGAACAGTTAAGCCGATTGGAAAAACAGCATAATGCCATACTGGACAATCTGCAAAGTACCTTAGATGCAACATTAAATAATATCTCTGCCATGTTCCAGCAGATGATGGCTGAGACCGAGAACATGGTGAATCAAATCAACGCCATGCTTGCCAGCATTGATGTATCTTCTCGTGCGGGCATATCGCAGATGCAACAGGCGTTGGTAGACACTGGATACAATATCGGTTCTTATGGCGCACAGAAGAATGGTGTAGATGGTGTTATCGGCAAAATGACCGTTAAGGGCCTTCAGCAGTTCTTGAATGATAGCATGGGCGCTGGGCTAAAGGTAGATGGCAAGGTGGGTTCTAAGACTTATGCCGCTATTCAAAATGCTGTCAATGCAGGCTTGTTGAACGAGTCTTACCTAAAGGCATTTCCGCGCAAATACCATACTGGTGGCGTAGTTGGTCAAGACTTTAACTCTGAGACCGCTTTTAAGGAACTGGTCAAAAAGAAGCCTGATGAGGTTGATGCACGTCTACGCAAGGGCGAAGTGGTGCTTACCGAGGATCAGGCAATCAAGGCGGCGAAGCGGCTGACGTTCTCATCGTCTGATGCCGAGCGTTTGTTCACTATAATGAGTCAAGGCATAGGTGGGTTGTTTGGTGGCGACGGTGCTTTGAAGCAGGCAACGAAGCTGGCGCAAACCGTAGCGAATAATACTACTCATTCACCCAGCGTTAGTGTTGTCAATCACTTCAACGGCACAACTGATGCTGACACTGTGCGGGCCATCGAGCGTTGGTCTGAGACGTTTAAAAAGCAGATTAAAGAGGAAATTTTTAGGGTTCCCATCAATAGCCTTGCACGGACGGGGCGGTTGTAAACGAAAACCCATGAACGAACAAATAAGCAAGTGTGATAATCAAAGCGTGAGGAGCCAGTCTGTGAAGTGACCGTGATGAACGGACTCCTCACGCTCATTTCGTTCTACTCCATTTGCAACAATAAGCAACATACGCACAACATATTTATTTTGGACTGGTGGTGATTTCATTTGGCCTATGAAGGGCTGCAATTTATATATAACGGTATCCCCTCCCAGCGTTACGGTTTAATGTTTGCGTTCTTTGATTCTGCCGACTATAAACACGCCGGAGGCTCAGAGAATAATCTTACCATAGATAAGGCGACACGCTCTCAGCGCCACACTCTATTGTCTGTCTATCCTGATGATCCGTTGGAGTATGATATTGAAGTCGTGGCGCTCAAGCCGTTACAACCTTATGAGGTAAACGCCGTACACGCATGGCTGTGTGGGCAATTAGGCTTTAAAAAGTTGGTGATTCAAGCTCCTGAATATGCTGGTATGCACTTCAACTGTGTATTTAATGAGCCTGATGACTATTATATTAAGGCCGGTACAAACGGATTTAACCTGACAATGACCTGCGATGCCGGTGGCGCATGGAGCGATGCTAAGACAGTAACCTTCACGCCTACTGACGGCGGTACTATAACAGTCAACAATCGTTCTGCCAGCTATGATTATCTCTACCCTACTGTTGAGTTCACACTTGACGGCGGCACGGAGTTTTCTATTATCAACACGACCGATAGTGTGACCCGTGAGTTTAAGTTTACGGAATTGGCTGACGGTGAAACAATAACGGTTAATGGGCGTACTGGCGAGGTTATGTCCTCATTAGGCACAATTCGCATCAACAATTTTAACGCGCATTTTTTGCGGTTGGTACACGGTTTAAACACGTTAAAATGCACCGGCAAGGTCTCTAACTTAAAACTGACATACGAAAATTTTATACGGATAGGAGGGTAAAAGTATGCTGTTTAGCTTTGATAAGTTTGACCGCTATGAGATACCCGTCCTGACCGTGGCACACCCCGATTTCACTAAAGTGGGGATTATCAAAGACCCTATCGGGTTAAAACTTGACCTGAATTTGGTATCTACCTCTAAAGCGTCGTTTGAAGCGTATTCAGTAGATGATACTGGTAATGCCACCTTTTATTATTGTGCGCTGACCAAGTATAATCTCGTGCATATTAGCGGCTTCGGTTGGTTCGTAATCACCAATGTTGATGAAAGTAGTGATGGTATTCATAAGAGCAAGTCGGTGGACTGTGAATCTTACGAATATACGTTAGGGCGCAAAGCGTCGAACCTAAGTGCAGGCACATATCGTCTGTATGATCCTGCCAACGCCGCCAGCACTGAGACTTTGCTTGGACATTTTCTGGCGAATTGCCCTCGTTGGACGATAGGCTATGTGAGCAGTGCGCTGTATAGCCGGTATCGTACCTTTGATATGCCTGATGCGTCTATGTACGGCTTTCTAATGGAAGAAGCGATGGACGCTTATGAGTGTGTATTTGTCTTTGACACGGAAAACTTACAGATAAAGGTCTATGCGCCCGATGATTTGATTAAGGATTCGGGGATTGTATTCCGATACACTTCACTGTTAAAGCATATCTCAATATCTGATTCCGCAGACGATGTGGTAACGGAACTGCAAGTGTATGGCGCAGACAATTTTAGTATTGCTACTGTTAATCCGCTTGGCACTGCCAGTATTTACAAGTATGACTATTTTAAAGATGTCATGCCTGCGGCTATGTGGGCCAAGGTTAAGCAATGGCAGGATGATGTTGCGGCGGCTATGGGGCGTACTTCCGCTTATGGCAATATACTGACCGCTATAAAAAATGAGAATCTAAAGATACTCGGTTATGAAGCGAATAAGTCTGAAGTGGAACGGTATCGAGCGGCTGGTGAACAGGTTCGCACTGTTAATACACCGTATACGATGCAGGCTGTTTCGCAGACTGCTGTGGATAATATACGAGCATGGATAGACGGCAAAAGCAGCACTGACTTGTTGACAATGGTAACTGCCGCCGATGCTTACCCTCCTATTCCTACGTTTGTGCCTGCTGGTGGCGAGGGTGTTGTACCAAGCGAGATACAAACGTATGCTGATATGATAACAGAAGCAGACCGTAATGTGGCACAGGCAACGGTGAATATTTATGCTTGCGAAAAGTGTATCCAGTATTGTGATAGTCTCATTGAACAGAGCAAGGCGCAAATTGTTGTCTATCAAGAGCAACGTCAGGCTGCATCTGCGGGGTTGGCGTTATCTAATTACCTGACTGCCGCTGAAATAACCGCTTTAGGTGATTACACTTTGGCTGACGTGTATGAGAACACATACATTGTGCCGTTGGACAACGCGACCTATGAGGAAACACAAAATCTGGCCTTTGAACTGCTGGACGGTGCATTAGAGGTGTTGGACCGTGTATCTCAGCCTGCCTTTGAGTTTAGTGTGGATAGCGTCAACTTGATGTTTGATAAAGAGCACGAAGCATACATCAATAAAATCGAGCAAAAGGGTTTAGGTTGTCAAGTCCATATTGAGTTTGAAGACGGCAACTGGTACAATCCTGTGCTGATGGGCATTGGTGTTGAGTATGACCACCCTGATAAATGTTCATTGGTATTTGGTAGTAATTATCACGCTCGAATGAGCGAGGATTTGTATGCTGAGTGCTTCCAGAACGCTGCTAAAACGTCCTCTACGGTCAGCAGTGCATTGCATAGCTGGCTCAATCCTATGCAGTCGCAGAGTCTCAGTCCTATGCGTGAATTTATCGAAGGTACATTGAGTGCGGCGGCGAATAAGATTATCAATGCCAGTAATCAGTCTACGGTTATAGACCAGTTTGGTATCTGGGGCCGTAAGGCCACAGAAGACGGATACAGCCCTAAACAGCTTAAAATTATCAATAACGGTATGTTTATGACCGATGATAATTGGGATACGTGTAAGCTGGCTATTGGCGAGATAGAGATACCGGGGACGTCTGATACGGCGTATGGGGTGGCGTCCGAATTGCTGGTGGGTAATCTGATATTGGGCGAAGCCATGAAGATTATCAATGCTAATAATACGTTCACCATAGATGAGAATGGTATGAATTTGACCACTTCAGATGGGTTAAAGAAGATATATATGGACCCGTCTGATGGGTTTAAGATTCAAGGTAGAGCTAATACTTCTGCGGAATTTGCAGATAAACTATATCTGGATTCGGAAGGTAATGCTATATTAAAGGACATTACGGCTATTGGTGGTACATTTACAGGAAGCGTATTGGCTGGTTCTGGTGTAATGGGCGGGTTCTACTCTCAAGACAGTATACATAAAATTCTCGGCAATTTGACCATCGAAGGAGATTTGACCATTAAGGGCAAATACCCCGCCTCCCCTGTTACTCCTGCGGGAGCTGGCATTCAATCTGGTAGTAATGGATATATAGTAACCGCCCCTCAAGCGAACCAATTTGGTACGATGTCTGTTGAAACATTGCGTGTAACTGATGGATCGGGCAATTATTGGAATTTGCTACAAAATGGATCGTGGTCTACTGGCACTGGTGGCGGTGGCACAGGTGGATCGGGCAGTGGAGTTACATATAACATTATTCGCTATACGAATCCTAATGCAACCATTTATTTTCATCCTCAAGCTTCACCTACGCCCAGAAATGGCGTTATGCAGGTGTATCAATGGTATGTTTATATTGAGATAACAACCAATTCACATGGATCGTGGTATTTGCTTTCGCAAACGTGTACTTATAATAATGGTCGCGTAACTCCTAATGCCTCTCTATCTAATTTTGGGTGGGTCAACTTAGACCCTACTTTGTCTACCGTAGAAGTGCGAACCAACCAACCGGGAGCGTAATCTGTGGGTAGATACACAAACACAACAAATACAAAAGGGCTAATATATGGCAATTTATAATGGTACGATGTCAGTCGATGGCAACGGACCGTACAGCAATACGGCTGGCGGTTATCAAATTGGAGGCGCTGATATAGGCTCCGCTTGGTGTGCAATCACGCTTCCTGATACTTATTCGGCGTATAATGTATGTTCGCTCACTTGCGCGTTGTATTCGAGAACTGCGCCTTCAAACTGGTTATCGACATGGACGTGCGACATTAAGATTACTATAAAAGGCCAAACTGGCACTTGGAAAAATGTCACTAAAGATGGTTTTGATAATGGCGGTGGGTCTACAAGTCGGCGTTTTGAAATTGACCTCGATCAAATTGGGTTAGGAACGCTATCTCTCGTTCCCGGTGATTATATCAAATTAGAGTTTGTGGGTCACGCAGGCACATTTGTTGACGATAATGGTCGATGTGTGTACTTACGGTCTGCAACTCTTATTTCTAATGATGCGATTGAAGCCAACAATTATTTAAAAGTCGCCAGCTCTGGGCGCATATTATACGTTGCAGATAGCTATCAGCCGGTATCGGTTACGTCCAGCACCAGTGGCACATATTTTATGAAGTTCGCTGATTATAAGAAGTATTTTGGGTTTGCATGGGGCGCTGGGGAATATGTTCAAGTCACATTGCCTGAATATTATGTCGCAGGCGTTACATACTACAAGCCCTCTTTAGCGCCTTTATTAAAAGCGGATTAAATGAATGAAAGGATAACTATGACAACTAAATTAGAAAATGCTTATCGGGCATTAGAGCAGCTTCAAATCCAAGGTGTAGATAACGCTGTGCTGTTGGGGTTTATAGGAAAAATGCTGCGAGAAGTGCTCGAAGAAATGCACGTTACACCTCCAAAGGAGGACTAATGTATGACCAACCTATATACTGTCGCAGAAGAAATGCGAATTATAGCGGGAGATACTAAAGTGCTCCCGTTTAGTGTCGGCAGACAGGACGGCAATCATGTCGATCTGAGCTTGTCCGGCACGACCATTAAATTCTTTTTGTACCTTTATGACCAACCTGAAGTTAATGTGTTGACTTTGAGTTCCGGCAACGGTATCTCAGTTAGTACCAGCGATACTTCATGGTTTGATGTCAAACTAACTTCGGAGCAAACAAAGGGTCTCGTAGGGCCATATCAGTATCAGATAGAGATAACCACTCCGCTGAATGATATATACCGCCCTGTGACCGGCACTTTGGTGTTTGTGCAGATAAACGAGGGGAATTTATGATAACTAAAGAACACGCAACTGAGACCTTACAGATGGAGTTCGGCAAGGGTTCGTATGCCATTCCTGATGTGCATTATTTAGGGTTGTCCACCTCTGCCATATCTGAAGATACCGGTACGGGGTTTACTGAACCTGCTGATGCCAACTACTCACGCAAGGCGCTGACTAATGTGGCGGCAACATGGACCACCAACTCTGCTGGCGAAGTCGTTAATGCGGCTTCCTTGGAGTTCGCCGCTTTTGCCGCTAATGCAAACACTCCTATTACTCACTGGTTTTTATCTTCTTCCGCAACTGGCGGCAAGGCATTGTATTATGGTGCGCTGACTACGGCGTATCCTATTATACAAGGTAGTAAAATAGTCGTAGCTGCTGGCGGTCTGCAACTGTGCCGCACTAATCAGGCAACAGTTTAGGCGGTGATGTACCGTGCAGCGGATACGGATTCTCTTAGATAGCACATCGCAACGTATAGCTACAAATCTGGATGCTCTGGTTGCTCGTTCTGCTGTCACGTTAGATAAGACTGGCAACCGTATTCACATGACTATTGAGCGGTTTTTGGATGTCTCCTACTTGGTGCTACGCCATATAGACTATGCGGCAGACCGTTTGCTGACTGAACTGTGGCTGTCTGCCAGCGGCACAATGACCGATTATGATGGTAGTCGCCTTTCGCTTAGTGCTCTGAGTGATTTGTTGTTGACACACAAGGATTACGACGTGGCACGTTTAACAATGTTGTACACTATGCAGGGTGTGTTGCGACATACGGATTATGATACTTCGCGATTGCATATCACTTTGCCTTTGGGTGCGGTCATGTCGCATATTGACTATGACGCTTCTCGTTTGCGTCAAACCAAGCTCATCAAACCTGTACTGTTAGGTGAATATGGTGAGTTTGCCATAGGTAACACTTCTATGGCCCTCGCTGATTGGTGCTATGAGGAAATAACATAAGGTGGTGAAAAATGAGTTCTACAACTGAATATGCTGGCTTACTGCTTGTAGACCCGTTGGGTGCGGATAGCGCCATGTCGGGCAGCTCTTGGGTGGAGTCACAGGCAGGCATAGCGCCCACCAGCAATATGCAAATTATAGATGCCTTGCTGAAACAGAAGGCTTCTTTTACTGTAAAAACAGCCGACGAATGGAGCGCAGACACCACCACTATTCTTCGTGCAAATGATTTTGGCGTGGTGTCTGACACAGGTGAAGTGCGGCGTGGCGACGGTATTCACGCATGGGGTGAATTGACTACATTTGACCCTGGTAATGCCAGTGGCAAGGTGGATAAAGCGCTGGGTGCTGTCGGTCATTTAGTGCAGTTTGCCAATGACGGTGCAATAGCTGATAGCGGCAAAAAGATAGATGATTTTGCCTCTGCAACGCATACGCATGGCAATTTGACCAATGATGGTAAACTCGGTTCTGTGGCAGATCAAGTGGCTGTGACTGATACTGGCGGTGCTTTGATCACTAAATCGGCGGCTGAAATGCGGACTTTGCTGGATGTGCCGCAAAGCGATAGTAAGCAGGATAAGATAACGGTGCAGGGCATTGTGAAGGGTGACGGTGCAGGCGGCGTGTCTGCGGCTCAAAGTGGTGTGGATTTCGCATTGCCTACTACGCTCTATACTGTTACATTGACTGCGGCGGGTTGGAACAATAAATCTCAAACTGTAAGTGTTGCTGGTGTGACCGCTAATAATGTGGTGTTGGTGCAGGCGCAAGCCGATTCCAGTCAGGCGTATCGCGTGGCTAAAGTGATGGCTGATGCTACGCAAGTGGCTGGGCAACTAACATTTAGTTGCACCACTACGCCTACTGTTGATTTGACCGTTATGATTATTGTGTTGGGTTAGGGGTGATTGTATGGCTATTGTAAATATAGGGGCTGGTAGCGGCTCTGAATATGGTGTATACGTTGGTACGGTCGCCCCTACCGACCCCAGCACTACTGTGTGGATTGTGCCAGATGACGAACCGACTACGATTGATGATATAGCGGCGCAGGTAGTGATTAAGCCCACGACTAATACTACATTATCAGGCGTGCTTAAAGGCGCAAATGGTAAGATGGCGCAAGCAGTGGCGGGAACAGATTATCAAACGCCTTTAACTGCGGGTACGGATTACGCACAGCCGAGTATAACTGTAACGGTTACGTTGTCTGCAACGGGTTGGACTGATAATACGCAAACAGTGGCGGTGACTGGTGTGACTACTACTAATGCTATAATGATCGCTCCTGCTCCCGTATCTTTTTTAGCGTATTGTGATTCTCAGGTACGGGCAACAGCGCAGGCGGCTAATGCGCTTACATTCGCTTGCGAAGATGCGCCGACTGAGAATTTGACTGTGAATATTTTGATTATGAGGTGATTGAACTATGCTTTTTAATGCAAGTGATAGTGGGCCGCGCAATGTTTCCTCCCTCCCCGCCAGTGGCGCGGCGCTGACGGCAAACACCATATATAACGTATCCTCTCCTGTGGGTACATACGTGTTTACCCCTCCCGCATCCGGCTGGGCGCATGGCACATTTACTACGGGTAGTAGTGTATCGGTGTCATTTAGTGGCACATTCATTGGCGCGGCCCCGGCAATAGAGGCAAACAAGACCTATGAATTTGATGTATACAATGGCGTGTGGGCAGTACAGGAGGTTGTGAGCGCATGATACCTATGCTACGAAGGAGGCTGATGAGCAACATGGCAAAGGCGAAAAATATAGCAACGGGAACGATAGATGCGGGAAATTCCCATT